ATGTTCTTTGACGCGCGTGCAGCCAAGGCCCTAAAGCAGGGCGAACACATTGTCGTACAAGGTTGTCCGGGCCTGAGGCTCGAGGCATCGGCCAGTACGAAATCATGGACCTATCGTTACAGAAGCTTGGCGGATTCGGCAAAGCTCAAGCAGGTCAAGCTTGGGCAGTGGCCGGCCATGTCTCCTGCTCAGGCCGCAGCCGAATGGCAGGCAGCACGGGACTTGCGTGAGCAGGGGCGGGATCCTGCTGACGAGCGCAAGCTGGCGCGCAAGGCAGTGGCGCAACCGGTTGCACAGGTTTACACACTGAGCATGCTGGTTGACGACTATGCCGCACGGTATCTCAGGGTCAATCGTGAGGCCAAGGGCGCCCGCAACATAGAGCAGCGGCTGCGCAACGCGATATCGGGACGCGAATCGACATCCGTGGCCGAGGTGGGGCGCTCTTTCGTGTACGACGTCATTGAAGGCCTGGCTGACCGGCCCGTGCTGGCCAAGTCCGTGAAGACGGAGATGGCGGCCGCGTGGCGCGTAGGGTTGGAGTCGGGGAAGATCCCGGATGGCCTGCCGAATTGGTGGGCGGAACGCACTTCCCACAAGCTACGCAGCAAAGGCGCGGTGCGCGATGGCAAGCACAAGGGCACCAGCAAGCGTGTGCTGAGCGGTGCGGAAATCAAGACGCTGATCGGTGGCGAGCTGTCGATGTTCAGCCAGCAGGTTCAGGATTTCCTGACGCTGCAGCTGTGGACATGCACGCGCGGCGGGGAGATCTGCCAGATGCAGAAGAAGCAATTGTCGGAAGAGGGGGGTGTGCTTTGGTGGACCGTGCCCAAGGAGGCAATGAAGATTCGACACGTTGAGGTCGCGCATGACCTGCGTGTGCCTTTGTTCGGTCGGGCCGAGCAGATCGTGCGACGTCTGCTGGCGAATGAGGGGCAATGGCTGTTCCCGAGCATCGGGCGCGATGGTGTGCTGAAAGGGCAGACCCAGGCCTACATGCAGACCAAGGTGCATTATCTGCAGCCCTACAGCAAGACGAAGCCCGAGCACAAGCGGGCGCGGCTGACCGTGACGCATTGGTCACCGCATGATCTTCGGCGGACGGGGCGCACCATCCTTGCGTCGATGGGCTGTCCGCATGAGGTTGGAGAGGCGATCCTTGGCCACGTCCTCCCTGGCGTGGCCGGCGACTACAACCTCTACAGGTACGACGCAGAGCGCCGCCAATGGCTGGCAGCGCTCGATGCGAAGTTGGAGGAGTTCATCGGGGCTTAGGGGCGCCGGTGTTCTCTGGTGGCAGCAGCTCAGACGCTGGCCGCCGGGCGGACCAGTCATCGAGTTCCGCGCGCAGCCAGCCCACGCGCCTGGCAGACAACTGGCGTGGCTGGGGTATCTGGCGCTCACGCACCAGTTGTTCGAAGGAACTGACGCTCAGCGCCACGTAGGCTGCGGCATGCTCGCGGCCGAGCACGGCAGGTGCAAAGTTCAGAGTGATGCTCTTGGACATGGGCGTCCTCAATGAAAAAGGCCCGCGGGTGCGGGCCAGGTGGGTGGTTCGTCGTTGTCGGGGAGCGGCGCGCGCTTGTCGCGCCAGTGCTCGGGCTTCTTGCTGGGCATGGCTATGCCGGTCCTTTCTGCTGCGCCTGGGCGCGCTGTGCAAGCCACTTGGCCTCGGTGGCCACGGCAGTTGCGCGGTCGGTGGCAATCACCGGGAGTTGCAGGAGTGGGTAGCGTTCTCCAAAGCCAGCGCACGCCAGGACAGCCCCGGATTCGTCCTGGATCACCCGGCCAAAGCCTGCGGGCCATTTCGTCATGTACTGCGCCAGAATTTCAAGCAAGGTCATGTGCTCTCCTTGTGCCCAGTGGGGCGCTGTGCCTCGGCGAGGCGGGGCATGCCGCGCTCATCGAACAGGTGTTCGGGCAGGACTTCATCGCGCATGCACATGGGTACATGGTCCGAATGCCCGCAGTTGGAGCAGGCGGTGATGGCATCGCCCAGGCCTTTGCAAGAGAGGATCTGCACGAAACCATTGCGACAGATCGTCCCGGGCAGCGTTGCGCTGCATGCGTTGGCTTTACTCATCGTGTTCCCCCTTGGCTGCTGCCTGGGCTGCGACACGGGGCAGAGGCCATGCCGCGTACTCGCCTTCGGGCAGTTCGTCGGTCACGTCGCGCTCGGCCCACTTCTGGAAGTCGGCGAGGCTGGCTTTGGGGTAGCGCGCGCCATCGCGCACGGCTGGCCCGTCGTACTGCACCGAGCCGTCGAACGCACTCTGCCAGATGACCGTGCGGTCGTTCACAAGACCGCCAGCGTTGCCAGGGCGCTTGCCGCGATAGGTGCGGCCCACCCTGATTTCGAGCGCGCTCATGCATCACCGCCTTCCTTGGCCTGGGCTGCGACAGCTGCGCGGGCGGCGTCGAACATGGCGCGCACGTCATCGATGGTCGCGTCGTCTCCAAGTTCGGGGTACTGTCGCAGCGCGAGATCGAATGCCTCGTCATCGGTGAGAGCAGCATCCACGATCGCGCGGAAGCGGGCGGCGTCCTCGATCGTCTCCACGTCCACTGCAGGCGCAGCAGGTGCTGCCTGTGCACGTAGCACACGCGCCGCCCGGGACGGTCCGCTCAGAATCACGCCTTCGGACTCTGGTGCGTCGGGAAGGCTGTCGAAGAATTCGAGGATCTCTTCCAGCTTGTCGGCCTCTTCCTTGTGGAAGATGACCTCCAGAGAGTCGTCTTCCTTCGTCTCGCCCCAGTCCTCCACTGCCGTGTTCACGATGCGGGCCAGCTGCAGTAGGTTCTCGATGACCTGCGCAGCAGGTGCCTGGGGCGCTGCTGCCAGCGCGGCACGAGCCAGGGCGCGAACAAGGCCTGCAGGGTGGCTACGCGCCAAGGTCGCGAGACGGCCGGGCTCGGCCAAATACGAATCCGCCTGCTCGTCTCCAACCAAGGTCGGGGCTGCAGGCGCTTCCTGTGCTGGGGCCTGGGGGGCGGTGGGCGCGGCAGCCATCGAGTGGAATGCAAAGGCGCCATCAAGGAACGCCCCTGCAAACTTGCGCGCCATGTTCTGGCACTCGACCTCTCGGCCGACATAGAGCTGCTGCGCGCCGTCTCCTGCAACTACCGCGTGGCTCCAAAGCATGCTTGCGTGAGAGGGCACGACTTTGTAGCGAGCGAGCGCCATGGCATCCATTTGCTCGTGCGGGTATTCGCCCTGGGGCGCTTCCAGGGCGCGGGACAGGTCGCCGGTTGTGTACCGGCGCAGCTCTGCAAGGGTCTTCGGAGCATCGCGCTTCTTGTCGATGGCACTGCATGCCGAGGCGATCAGGTCAAACGGAACGGCGATCATGCTGCCGGGCTTCGCGGCGGCGAGAGTAGCCGCGCCATTGGCGAATTCCTCGACCTCGGTGTAGCGAGGATGGTCTGGCGCAACGATGAACGACTGATCGTCCACCAGCGTCAGGCCCACGTCCTGGATTTCATCCGTCAGCCAGCCCCCACGGTCGTGGTCGTAGCGCTCGCACTCGAAAGACCCATCCGAACCCTTGACCGGCAGCGTGTAGCTATCGAACGGGCCGCCATAGGTCGGCACTTTCACGCCAGTTTCGTGATGCGTGATCCACATGAAGAAGGGGCGGCCTGTGATCGGGCACACATCCGGGCACCAGGGCGCGGACTCTGGGGCTGCAGGCGCTTCCAGGGCGGGCGCTGCAGCGGCGCGCATCTCGTGAGCAACGCCCTCGGTCGGCTGATCTGCAGCGATGGTTGCCGCGTCGATCAACCCGATTCCTTGAGCCCAGGCCGGGCCGTTATCAACGGCGAACTGCTGTAGAACGTCGCTGGTCCCGTCCAGCCAGCTCGAGAGCACCTGGTCTTCAGGGCGCCGGCCGTGGCACAGCAGAGCGATCGCGTCACCAAATCGCTTCAGGTAGGTCGTCGGCCTGCGCCACTCCTCGCCCTGGGGCGCCACAGCGGCAGGAGCTGCCCCGGCGTAGAGCGGCGTTCCGTACTCAAAGCCGCTGATGTCGCACAGAGGCTTGATCGCGCGCTCGCCGAACTGCGCGTCGTCGTGGCTTGCTGAGCAGATCTCAGCCACGGGCTGTTGGTTCGTTGCTGTCATGAGACTTCCTTGGGGATGCGCCACCAGGTGGCAGTGGTGTTGATGACGTGGCCTGCGCGCTGCAGCAGCGGGCACACGGCCTGGATTGGTTTGGAATTCACGGGATGCAGAAACAGGAAAGCCCTCGCGGCATACCGGGAGGGCTTCGGGATCAAAAAAGCCCGCGTTGTGCGGGCTCTGGTTCGGGTGGTCGTGTGGCGCGGCGCTGGGGCCTGGCCGTGGGCGGCGGTGCAGCAGAGGCCTCGATGCGCTCGCGCTGCAGGGGCTCGTAGTCGGGATTCAGCTCGCAGCCCAGGTACTGGCGGCCGAGCTGTAGCGCGACGGCGGCCGTGGTGCCGCTACCCATGAATGGGTCCAGCACGACATCACCTGGCCGGCTGCCGGCGCGAATGCAGGGCTCGATGAGCGCGGGCGGGAACGTGGCGAAGTGGGCGCCCTTGTATGGCCGGGTGGCCACGGACCACACGCTGCGCCGGTTGCGCATCTCGCGCGGGCCAATCTCATGCAGCGAGCCCCGAACATTGGCGTTGGTGCCGCTCACCCGCTCTCCTGGCAGATGCAGGAGAGGCCTCACGTTGCCTGGCCCGCGCGGGCACGCGGATACCTCCCTGACAGCCTCGTTGTCGAAGAAGTAGCGCGGCCCCTTGGACAGCAGGAACAGGTACTCATGCGCCTTCGTGCAGCGGTCCGTCACGCTCTCCGGCATCGGGTTCGGCTTGTGCCAGATGATGTCCTGGCGCAGATACCACCCATCGGCCCGGAGCGCGAAGGCCAGCATCCAGGGGATGCCGATGAGGTCTTTGGGCTTGATGCCCTGATCAGGCCATTTGCGCTGGTCGGCCAGGGTCACCTGCGTGTGCCGCCGGCCGAAGCGCTGACCGCGCGCGCCTTGAGCGCCCGTGCCGCCACCGCTGGCATAGCTGTCCCCGATGTTGAGCCACAGCGTGCCGTCGTCTGCGAGCACGTCGCGCACGCAGCGGAACACCTCGACCATGGCCGCGATGTACTGCTCCGGCGTCTGCTCCAGGCCCAGCTGGCCGGCATGGCCGTAGTCGCGCAGGCCGAAGTAGGGCGGCGAGGTGACGCACATCTGGGCGCGGACGCCCTGGACCGCCCAGGCGCGCATGGTGTCTCGGCAGTCGCCGAACTCGATGGTGTTCATGGGACTCCAGAAACGAAAAAAGCCTGGCGGCATTACCCGGGCAGGCTTTGGAAGGGGGAGGGGAGGTATCAGGACAGCGCCCATGCGCTGTGCTCATGCCTCTACTGGGTGGCGATCAGGAACGGAGCGCGGTCCTTGCCCACGATCCAGTTCGGCGGCTTGCCCCGGCCTGTCCAGGTCGCACCGGTGGCGGGGTCGCGGTACTTCGGGGTGCCCCCGCTGCCTTTTGTCTTGGAGGGCGGGAAGACATCGGCAGCGGTCAGGCCGTGCTCTGCGATCAGCGCGCGGGCTTCGGTCACAGCCTTCGCCTTGGCTTCGGCCTGGGCTTGGGCGATCTGGGCTTCGAGGGCGGCTTTCTGGGCCAGCAGGTTCTGGTAGTCGGTCATGTCAGGGGTTCCTTTCTTGGACGGGGTGATCAGTGGCCGCAGGGCAGGGCATCGCCGCGGTTGTGGTCTTCGGGCAGTTCGGCGCCACAGCCGAAGCAGTGCGTGGGCTTCTGCTCTTCCCACCAGATGGCGCGGGCACGTTCGGCGGCGCGGCGCGCGGCTGGCAGATCGCGCTCGGCGCGCGTGGGCTGGTGTTCTGTGTCTTGGTTCATGCTGTTGAGGCTGGGGCCGCCGGCCGCATCCAGATGCTGGCGAGCACATCGGTGGCGCGCGGGCGGGAGGGGTTGCGGATGCGATAGCGGCGGTACTTGTCACACACGCAGGCGTTGCACTGGTCGGCCAGCCCGTCGGGGCTTTTGACCAGGGCGCGGAAGAAGCCCACGTGGGCGGGCCAGGGCTCTCTGCAGGTGGTGCAGACCTTTTCGGAGGCGGTGGCCATGTCAGAACGGCACATCACCTGCCTGCAGGCCAGGAGCTCCAACGGCTTTCACGCCATGTCCTTGTCCTGGGAGAACAGACCGACGGCCATCAGCGTCCTGCGCGGAAACCACGCCCTCCTTCTCCATGCGCTCCAGCAGACGGGCCGCGCGGTTGTAGCCGATGCGCAGGTGCCTCTGCAAAAAGGAGATCGACGGTTTGAGGTGCTGGTGCACCAGTCCCGCCGCCTGCTGATAAATCGGGTCCGGGCTGTCCGCCTCATAGTGCGCGGCTGGCTCGGACGACGCAGCGAGCGATGCCGGCAGGGCTTGCCCCACGCCTGTTCGACCCTCGCCGCCCAGCGCTTCAATCAGGGCGGGGATGAGCTTCGACAGCTCGCCCGTCGTGATCGCCACGTCGGCATCGAAACCGCCATCGCCATCCTTGGATTCGGTCACGACATCCAGCATCGCAACCTTGCGCAGCTGCAGGCCATGGGTCAGCACGAAGCTCACGCGGTCGTCCCAGGTCATGGCGACGCACGTGGGCAGTTTCCCGTGCTCGATGTGCTGCTGCACCTCGGCGATGTCCAGCGGGTGGCGTCCGTAGCGCACCACGGCCTTGGATTCGTCGGCGGCCTTGAGCTCGCATTCACGGTCAATCGAGAATCCGGCGGGGCTTTCCTGCGTGGTCAGCCAGTGCGCCATGGCGGCCTGTGCGCTGGTCTGCGTATCGACCAGGGCCAGCGCAAAGCCTGTGAGGCCCTCCACCAGCGAGCTGACCACCTCGTCGGCGCGCGCCTGGCTGCCGGTGTCCAGCACCAGGGTGCGGGCCTGCGGGTCCAGCCACACCCACATGGAGCCCTGCTTGGTGAAGGCCATGGGCAGCAGGTCCAGCTTGGCCTCGTCCTTGAGTTCCTTCTTTTCCTTCTTGCCGGGCTTGCGGCCTTCGGTGGCCTCGATGTGGGCGGCCTTCTCGTTGACGCGGCGGTTGAGCACGCTGGCCGGCAGCATCTTGGCCTCGGTCATGAAGCGCATCACCCACTGATTGGCCACGGACTCGGCCAGCGGGCCATGGGGCTCACCGCGCGGCGGCACCCAGCCGGCGCTACGCTCCTGTGTGGCGCCGCACTCGGCAAACGGTGACTTTGCCAGGGCGGCCTCGACAGCCTGGAGGTCAGGTGCCCAGGATTCGGAAATTCGGTAAATGATTAGGTTCGTGAGCATGATGTATCAGGCAAGGGATTTCGGATGCTTGGGCAGGCAGCCCAGGCGGTTGGCTTCTGCATCGGTCCAGGCCGCATGACCCAGCAGCAGGGTGTGGGCCTGGGTGGCCAGGGCCAAGTTGGGCTGCACGCGCTTTGCCTGAGACACGAGCAGATCCAGCAGCTTGGTATAGGCGCGGGTCTTGAGAATCCCCCAGCCGCCGAACTCGGGCGGCATGCGCTTCACCATCTGTTCGGCCTGGACGCCAATGCCCTTCACGGCTTCCCTGTGAACGAGCTTGGCCTCGTTGCGCAACTGGGCCGCCTCGGCCGAAAGTGCTTTTGCGCGTGCGCGCAGGTTGTAGGCTTCGACAGCGCGTTTCTCGCCCTTTGCTTCGAGGCGCAGCGCGGCGGCCTCGGTGGCCTTGGCCTTGGCCTTGGCACGCATGATCATTTCTTGCGCGTAGAGATCTGCCGGTGTTTGCGACATGGGGTTCTCCAAACGGTGGGTTACAGGGCGCCGCCTTCGGTGTCGTCGGCGGGCAGGTGCTGGATGGCGGGCGCAGGGATCGCTCGCGCGCGCGGTGCAGGCCCGGCCAGGAATTCGTCGCGCTTCACATAGAGCTGGTCGATCAGGGCGTCGGCCAGGCGGGGCAGGTCGCGGGCGTTCATCAGCACCGCGCTGCGGTCCTTCTCAAAGGGCACGCCTAGGGCTGCAAGGTTTGCCGCGTTGAGCTGCAGCACTGGGGCGATGGCCGCGCAGATCTGCGAGAGGTTGAGCTTCTCGGGATTCGACATGGCGATCAGTGAGCCTCTGCCTTGACCTGGGACTCGCGCATCGCCTGGTAGCCGGCGAGCATCGGTTCAAGCTGCTGACGCAGATCCACGCCGGGCTCTAGGTTCGCGCCGACGCTGGCCAGGGCGCAACCCATGGCGTACAGGCCGCCATACAGGGCAAACGTGTTGCCGTTGCGCTGGCCATAGGCACTCAGGATTTCGATGATGGGCTCGGCCACATGCGTCATGGCATGGGCGTGGTGGTTGGACGTGATCTCGTGGGTGACGCGCACGCCTTCGATGGGGTCTGTGGATTGGCTCATGAGCTGGTGCTCCAGGTTCAGAAAAGGGGTGCTCCGGAGATGGCGACCGCAGCAGCAAAACCGGCGGCCGAGAAGGCCGACCAGAGGAAAAAGCCGAGGAGTTTGTTCATGGCAGCTCGCGCAGGCATTCCATGGATTGCGGGCCGTTCCAGACCACGGCATGGCCGGGCGGGCAGGCCTGTGCTGCGCTGTGCGCGCGCTGCACGTCCGCTGCGCTGGCCGCGGGTTCCTGGGCCGCGCCGGCATCCGCGCAGGCGCTGAGCACGATGGCCACCAGCAGGACAAGGCACAGCAGCAGCCAACTGCCGGGCGTGGGCGCTGGGTCCGGCTCGGAAACAGGGCCAGGGCGCGAGGCCTCGCGGAGAAAGCGCGCATCGGGGTCAGGATTGACGGGCTCGGATGGGATCACTCGTTGCATTTGGGCTCTCCAGAAACAGCAATCCCGCCAGAGGGCGGGATCGGGGTGGTGGCTGTTTGCCGCTGCAAGCGCTGGGCCTCCTGCTCGGCGATGAGGCGCTCTTCTTCGCGCCAGTCCGCATAGGTCTGCGGCTCATATGCGACGCGGCCGCGTTCGCCTCGCAGGCGGTTGAATCTGAATCTCACGATGAATTCCCAAAAAAATAGCCCGCCCTGCATTGCTGCAAGGCGGGCCAATGCCGCACTAGGCGGGCCCCACAAAAACACAAGCCGTCAGTGTTGCTGAGAGCTTGCCAATGCCCGCACGGTGCAAGCGCGAGGAAGAAAAAGTCCGGTGCCCTTTCAGGGCGTGCCTATGAATTCCAGGAGAACCATGAGTCAGCCATAGGCCCGGTAGTCAACCGAGGTTCAACTTGTAACCGGGAACATTGGTCCGGCCAACACAGCGACGTAGAGAGAGATGAGGGTCACCACAGACCAGAAAAATGTTAGGAAAATATGCCGCATCACAATCCTCCTCAAGTCATTGAAAAAGCGTGCGAATCGCCCGAGAAAAAGCCTTCGAAAAACGTCGGAAGGGACTGCGAGATCTCCTGCTTCGCAGCTGTATGAGCTGGTAGCTGCCCCTTACCGGGAAAGCCTCCAATAGGCTCCTGTGATAGCGAGCATCCGGGTCTGGATTGAAAGACTCACTGGGCACAACTTGACTCATGCTTACCTCCATCAGCAGGGTTTTGCAGGGCTTGGGACAGACGCTATTTCAGCTTGTTGTGAGGCCTCTGCTTGCGAGCAAAGACAGGTTGGTTATGTAGGTCCGACAAGCCCTGGCTGTATGAATTTCTTGGACAAGGTGTCCGCGTGGGACGCGGGCGGAAAGTGGGAGCGGAGCTTCCTTGTGCCTGTGGCGGCCCCGTAAGGGGCCACATGCATGCGTGATGCAAGCGCATCCAGGCCAGAGTCGCCAACAATGGTTTACATGCCCCAAGAAGCAGCGCTCTTAGACTGTTGCACGCAACTCTATGAAAGGCTCCCGCATGAAAATCGCTTTCGCCATGGCCGTTGCGGCCTTTGTTCTCGGCGGCTGTGCTGTGTATGACGATGGCTACCGTGGCGGGTACAAGAGCCATCCTCACGGTTGCCCGCCTGGCCAAGCCAAGAAGGGCAACTGCTGAACTCCAGAACCCGCCTCGGCGGGTTTTGTTTTTTGGGGTCCGCGCGAGGGTCCCGGTCCCCAGACGAAAAGGCCCGCGAGCGGTGAAGCTGCGGGCCTTGGAAGAAAAATGCCGATGCCGTGTTGGCGTGCCCGGGGAAAGGATTTGAGAGGGAGGGAGGAGAAGTCTCCCGGGCTCGGCGGAATCTGGTGGAAGGCAGTATGAGGGCTGATTCTTAAGAAATGCTTTACGGCTTGTAAAGAAAGTGCAGGGCTTCCACCTGCTGCGGCTTGCGAGGCCTCTGCGACCCCGTGGCCAGGGTAAGGATGATGGCATGCCGTGTAAGCCCCGGCTTCCCACTATCGACGGTGGCTAGACTTTCACTGCTTGCAGGCGGGCAAATGCCTGTCACGATTTGCCATCACAGATAGGGGCCGGATGCGATCCCGGCACAGAAGCGAGCGCTGTTTTTCATGGCAGCCGCATGGCCCTTGCGGGTACGGCCTAGGAAGCCTGTCGCTCCGGTTGCTCCCATTCCCCGCGCGTCGCCCGCGCATTCCCTATCTGTGATGGTCCCCGCTGCTTTCCCGGGGTGGTCAGATAGATCCCAGTGCACGCCGACTACGTACCTCCCGTGCACCAGGCACGGCCACGACGCTACCCGTGGTCATCTCTCGTCACCATCATGGAAACGGATTCAGCCTGCGGGCGCGCTCTACTGCCCACTGAATCCATTCGGAGCGCTTCCATGATGGCCCCGGCGCTGTGCCGGGACATGTTCAATCGGCTGCCGCCGCAGCGGACAGCCGTGATTGCTCAGCCTGCGCCCGTGCCATGTCGCGCAGCTCTCGCAGGTAGCCGGCCATCTCGGCCAGCACCGGCTGCGCCTCGGGCTGCTCTGCCGCGAAGTCCTCACCCAGGGTCTGGGCCAGGCGGTGGACTATCTCGGCGTTGAGGCTGCGGCCGGCGGCCTTGGCCTGCGCCTTCAGATCGAGGTGCATAGGCGTTGGCAGCCGGGCGATGAACTTGGTGTTGTCTTCGTCCCGCATCCCCATCACAGCGCTAGGCGCCGCTCCATGTCCTGCAGGGCCGCGCAGTCCTTGCGCAACTCGGTGGCCAGGTCATTGAGTCGGCGAACCAGAGGCGTGGGGGATACAGGTTCGGCTTCGTGCGCACTGCCCTCGGCAGAGACACCGGCCGCCGACAGCACAGGCTCCAACCGGCCGAATATGCGCCTGATGGTGTTCTGCAAGTCCTCCATGCCTGCATCGATGTTGCTGAGCGCGGCTTCGACTTGGCTCTGCGGGGCCGGGGCGATCTGGATGCCCTCACGGAGGGCTCCCAGGCCTGCAGTAGCGAGGGCGGATTGGGCGGCCTGTGCGTGGCGCAGGCCTGTGTTTGCGGAAACGGTCACGGTGATCTCCTGTGGTGGTGGCGGAAACAAAAGAGGCCTCCCGCATTGAGAAGCCTCTTTTGTTTCGCCCCGATGCGCTCGGGGAGGGCGTGCTGCATCTGGTAGCAGCTGCGCGGCATCAATATGCCGCACCGTTTATTTGCTCCGTGGTGCCATCTCACTGCGTTCATCACCGGAATGCCAGGGCGGTGTTCCATCGTCGGCTCCTGATGCGCTGGCGCGCACCCTTCACTGCCTCCCGCCTACTCTCTACAGGGCATGCCGCCCGCAGTTCCTTCCCTATGCCGTGAACCGTGCTTTGACGGACTGGCAACCGCGCGGAGACGCGGCGCGCTGACCTGGCCCATGCCCAGGAGCGCCATTTCGCCGGACGAATGCCCCTCGGGTGGGGCAAGCAACATCGGCGTGCAACTTGTCAAAGACCGGGGCTTGCCCGGTCGATGCCGTGGTGCCCAACTTCCCAGCCGGTCCGCGATGTGCGGTGGCTGAGGTGTTAGACGAAGATTAGCGCATCGCTACTATTCAGGTCAATAGCGCATCGCTAACTTTTTTGAGATACTAGTGGCATTGAGTGCTCGCTTGCAAGCAGAAGGGCCAAAGCGCAGGCGTATAGGTCAGGCAAAGTGGACTTCGAAAAAAGCCTCTTCGACAGCAATGCCCTCGAGCCCTGCTTGATGAGCGGCTTCTGCGGCTTTCAGCCAGGAGATCGCTGTTTTTTCGTCGGCCTTGCTTATCACGCCGCCCTCGGCCGCATCGTTGAAGAGCTTGTAGGCCCGGGTCATGGCGTCATGGTCGGGAAAGCTTCGTTCAAGCACCTTGGCGAAGCGGGCTTCGGCCTTGGCTTTGATGTCGTGCTCGATGCCATCGCAGTCTTGAAGGGTGACGCGGAACGTGCTGAGGGCAGTAGTGGTCATGTGCATCCTTTGTGCTGGTTAAAAACACAGTTAAAGTATGCACCAATACTGTTGTTTTGTACAGTTGTTGGTTTGGCGCGTCAGCATGTCGCGTGACGGCCATGAAAAAGCCCGCTCAAGGCGGGCAGAGGAGTCGGTATGTCGGAGAAAGCGAACAGTGTGGTTGCAACAGAGGCTCAGTACAGGATTGCTGAGCTGGCCGCGCGTGCTGCAGGAGATCAGCTTAGGTCACTGGTAGATCGCGGCCTCGAGATGACGCCTGCGGGGGCTGCCCGAGTCATCGTAGATGCGTGGCGCGACGCTCTTGCAGCGGCTGTGCTCGCACTAGTAGGCGGCGATAGCACCAATGCCGCGGAGTGGCCGGCCAAGCTATCCGATGCGCCGAATCGTGCGAAGCTCGTTGCTCGCGCAAGGATGCTGCTGGCTATATCAAAGGAGTTGGATCTACCTCTTGCTGGATCAAGCGACGCAGAACTGCAAGAGGAAATTGAGAGTCTGCGAGCTGAGGTTCAATCGTATTCCTTGAATTGACTTTTGAGTCTCAGCTGAAGCGATTCAGATACAGCGTTAAGCATCTCTTTGCGTTTCTTTTTGGCATCAATTTCCTCTGAAACTTTTCTTTGCTCCAGTGAATGGTATTCATTTTCAAATTCTTGAATATCGCGCTTAGAGACTGAAAGCGGGTCCTTACTTTTAAGGACAACAACGCCATCAATAAAATGCACCGTTAGCCCTTCTCGCAGAGATATTTTTTTGATTATCTCAGTATTTGGATAGTTCGAGAGTTCTACGGCCACCTCGTTAGGGCCCTTGGTGTAGTCATCATTGATGCCAATTACTTGCATATCAACCTCCGGATAAAGAGCTTTTAATTACAATCGACGGCCATTCCAAGCCCAAACGACGCGACCTACCACCGTTACCTGGTGATCCCCGTTCAAAATCTGGACCATTTTTGAACTCGGATTGTCGCTTGTTACCTGCAACTTTCCATCAAAAGTTGAACTAACCCGTTTGACATAATTCTTATCCCCTGCTTGGAGTACATAAACCCCCTCGCGTGAATGCGGGTCTTTGGCGCCTGGCCCAGTATCAACAAGGAGTACGTCTCCATCTGTGAACGTGGGAGCCATGCTGTCGCCATAAGCATGAATGAACCGAAGCTCGCTCGGGTTCTGGGGGCGGATGTGCTGATTTATCCAATGTGGTGACAAGGCCAAGTCTCCAACGATCACGTCGGACTCTAGCAGCGCCTCACCGGGCCCCATGCTGGCACAGTTGGCCAGCAGAGGGACTCGAACTGCATCGGGCGCATGCCAGAACGGTATGGATGGGTGGGACGCAGCAGCCATCTCTATCAGTGCAGCATCCTGCGAAATCGGTTGGTCCATCCATCCAGAAGGTCTTCCTACGCGCGCCTCGACTTCGCGTGCAGCCTCCTTGCTCATCGAGCGGGGCTTCCCTGTTTTCGAATCTGGCAACGCGCGAATCCACTGGCTGATCTGGGCAGGGGCCTTGCCTATTTTTTCAGCGAGCGCGGCCTGCGACCCTGCTTCATCGACAAGGATGGCAAGGCGGCGGCGGCGTGTCACTTCGATAGGGTCCATCGGGCGATGGTTTAGCAAAACGCTATTTTTGGCAAAGCGCGAGGCGCTATTGACGATATGTAGCGTGTCGCTAATAATTTGCTCATGAACCTCCATGAGTACATCTCCAAAAAGGGGCGTGGGTCGATCGGCGAGCTTGCTGATCGGATCGGTGCGCACCGGCCCGATGTGTCCCGTTGGGCCTCAGGGAAGCGCGTTGTGCCAGAGAAATCGGCGGTAGCTATCGAGTTGGCTACGCAAGGGGCGGTTTCGCGGCGAGACCTGCGCCCCAACGACTGGCAGGACATCTGGCCCGAGCTAGCGCAGCCTGCCGCCCAGGAGCAGGGCCATGCGTAGTTCAGCGAATGCCGAACGCCTGAAGCGTCTGCGGTGGAAGCGCCCCGCCCAAGTAAAGCGTGTGTCCTTTGTCGTTCGGACACGTCAGGCGATTCGGGATGCTCGGCGCCGCCTCGCGGTACTGCATTGGGACTTCGCGCTTCTCTGCGTGACAAGCGGGGCAGAAGTAAGCGGTCTCCTTGGGTTCACGGGCCGTCGTGCCTTTGCGCACATAGGCCCAACGCCCAGGAGCTGGTTGCACAAGGTCGTACGAGGCGCGGCGTTCCATCTCGGCTTCCGCGGCTTGTTTCTGGCGCTCCAGCTCCAGCTTTTCCGTACGAAGTTGCTGCGTCTCAAGTTCCAGCGCATGCAGAGCCTTCGCGGTGGAGACGCCGGTGTTTAGGGCATCCATCAGTTCTTTTTGCAGCGTAGACAAGGCTGCATCAATTTTTGCTTGGTCCCGTGCTGCTACGGCCACCTTCAGGACCTCGTATGTGGCAGTGGCTGAGGCAACCGCCATTTCATATGCCGTCATGTCCGCCCCTCCTGGGAATGGTTGTGTAGGAACTTCCATTCTGCCCGGGAGGCGGCGGGCACCTTTTCCCAGAATCAACCCCAGGAGTAGTCCCGCATGCGTGACACCCACGAAAAGCTTAGCCGGGCTGAAGCGGCTGCCGTGAAGGCGATCCAGCAGTGGCTGGCCGGGCTGGATGTCGAGCAGGCTGCGCGCGTGCTGGCCCGGGTCCAGGACCAGTTGGACGAAGAGGCTGATGCGCCCATGTTCGCGCGCGGCATTGCTGGACCCCTGGGCAAGCTGGACATCCCGCTGCGCACGAAGGTGGACGAAGCCACGGCCGACCTGTTCCTGCGCCACTGCGGCCAGCAGGCCACGGACACGTCCATGGTGCTGCGCGATTGCGTGTACGCCCTGGTCTACGGCAAGACCTATCGGCAGATGGTGGTTGAAAAAGTGAACCATGACGCGCAGCGTACCGAGGCGCTGGCCAAGCTCATAGGGCCTTTTGGGAGCCCCGAATTCGGAGGGTCTGCCCGATGAACGCGATCACAGCAATTTCCGCCACCGTGCTGACCATGAGCAGCCGCGAAATCGCCGACCTGACGGGCCGTGACCATGGCAACGTGATGCGCGACATCCGCACGATGCTGGACGATCTGCAGGCTTCAAATTTGAATCCTGTTTGCGAAACAACGACTTACGCGGGAGCCAACGGCCAGCGCTACCCGCAGTACGAACTGGACCGCGACACCTGTCTGACCCTGCTGCTGGGCTACGACGCCGCAGCACGCATGAAGGTGGTGAAGCGCTGGCAGGAGCTGGAGGCGCAGGCCGCCCCCGCGCTGCCGGACTTCTCCAACCCCGTGGCCGCCGCGCGCGCCTGGGCCGATGCCAAGGAATCCGAGCTGCGCACGGCTGAGGCCCTGGCCCTGGCCGCGCCCAAGGCGGAGTTCGTGGATCGCTTTGTGGCGGCCGAGACCGGCGCCATGGGCTTCCGCCAGGTCTGCAAGCTGCTGCGCGCGAACGAGGAGCGCTTCCGCGCCTTCCTGCTGGACAACAAGGTGATGTACCACCTGGGCGGCCGGCTGACTCCGCTGGCCCAGCACATGGACGCAGGCCGCTTCGTGGTGAAGGCTGGCCATGCCCAGCACAGCGACCACGCTTTCACCCAGGCCAAGTTCACAAGCAAGGGCGTGACGTGGATTGCCGGCCTGTGGGGCCAGCACCAAGCCCGCCTGGCGCAGGGGGGCGTGCAGCAATGAGCACGATGATCATGGCGGCCTGCTGGCCGCTGGCAATGTCCCCCGCGCAGAAGGCGGTGCTGATTTCCCTGGCTGACCAGGCCAACGATGACGGCGTGTGCTGGCCCGGCGTTGCAACGATTGCGAAGCGCACCTGCCTGTCCGAGCGCGCCGTACAGGATGCCATCGCGTGGCTGCAGACGGTGGGCGTAGTGTTCCGGGAATACCGCATCAACTCGAGCACCAGCTACACCATCACGCCGGCCAACTTCAACCCGGCGGCCGCTCCCGCGAAGCGCAAGCGCGGCACGGGTGCAGATGCCGCACCGGGTGCAAATGGCGCACCCCAAGCAAATGGCGCACCGGGTGCAGACGGCGCACCACCCCCCGCAGTTGGCGCACCAGGGGGTGCAGATGGCGCACCTCAACCCCCGCAAATGGCGCACCCCAGGGGTGCAGATGGCGCACCCAAATCATCATTGAACCGTAATAGGAACCGTAAAGGAACCGCCAAAGAATCATTTCCGCCGGCTGCGCCGCCGGCCCGCAAAGGGGAGGGCGGCCTGTCCGATGCCGAGGACACCGCACTGCAGGAGTCCTGCCGCGCCACCTGGGCGGCCTACAGCCAGGCCTACGTGCAGCGCTACGGCGTGAAGCCCGTCCGCAATGCCCAGGTGAACGCCAACGTGAAGGCGCTGGTGAAGCGGCTGGGCTACGAGGAGGCGCCGCTGGTGGCGGCCTGGTACGTGGAATGCGTCAGCGAGGCCTATGTGCTGAAGGACTCGCATGGTGTCGGCGCGCTGCTGGCCAAGGCCGAGAGCTACCGCACGCAGTGGGCACGCGGCCAGGCCATGACCGGCACGGCGGCCCAGGCGGCCGACAAGACCAGCGCCAACTTCGACGCCATCGAGGAGGCCAAGCGGCTGCTGCGCCAGCGCGGCGGTCGGGGCAACGGGGAGGGCGGCAATGCGTGACGACCTGGACACCGACTGGCTGCTGGAGGAGCTGGGCGCCACGATGGAGCTGAGCGGCCAGCAGGTCCGGCCTGCTGCGCTCCTGCTGCTGGCGGAAGACCTGGCCCACATCGACAAGCCTGTGCTGCGCCTGGCCCTGGCCCGCATCCGCGCCGAGCATCGGGGCCCGATCCTGACCGGCACCGTGCTGCAGTACGTGGACCACGCCATGGGCCGCATGCTGCCCGCCGAAGCCTATGGACTGGCGCTGACCAGTGCTGACCAGCAGGCCACCGTGGTGTGGACCGATGAGATCGCCCAGGCCTGGGCCGTGGCCGCGCCGCTGCTGGATGCCGGCGACAAGTTCGGCGCACGGCAGGCCTTCATCGAGGCCTATGGCCGGATCACTGGCGAGGCCCGTGCGCTGCGCCGCCGTCCTGTGGTGCAGGTCAGCCTGGGCCACGACCCCGAAGCCCGGGCACGCGCCGTGCAGGAAGCCATCACGGCAGGCCGGTTGCCGGGCGGTCTGGAGGGCCTGACCGACGACCTGCGCGAGCAGCTGCAGCTGCCGGCCCCGCGCGCCGCCCTGGCGTTGCCAGCTCCGGACTCGGTGCCCACCGGTCCGAAGCGTGAGGTGCTGTCCAAGCTGGCCACCCTGCGCGAAGCCTTTGCGCTCAAGGCCTCGCGCTTCACGCCCGTACAGGTCCAGGCCCGCGCAGACCGGATGCGCGTGGGGCAGGCCAAGCGCCGCACAGCCGCCGCCGTGGCGCAGCACCAGCAGGGGAGCCAGCCATGAGCGCCATACACGCCTCAGTCGCCCGCGACTACCTGACGCAGCCCTACACCTACACGCTCGCGCAGGAACTGTCGGCCAGCGAACGGCAGCCGCTGCACCAGCGCAAGCGCGAGCCTCTGGCTGCTGCAGTCCTGGCCGCCGTGCATGCCGTGGGCTATGCCGCTCCCACCGTCCAGCACTGGCGCGACCTGGCCGACGCAGCGAACCTGTCCGAGACCCTGCTGGGTATGGGCGTCTTCACCGAGCCCGAGGCCCAGAGCCTGTTTGCTGATGCCGTGGCGGCCGTCGTGGATCTGGGTCGCAAGCACGGCCACGGCCAGGAGATGCGCCTGAACGCCGTGCAGCTGGGCCACCTGGTCGAGTTCGGCGAGGCCTACGGCCAGGTGCTGGAGGTGATCCCGGCCCGCATCTTCATCCGCGCGCACCGCGCCACCGAACGCCGCCTGCGCGAGCTGCTGGTCAACAGCCACGGCAGCGATTCCCATGAATTCATCGTCGTCTGAACACCAATGGCAGCAACAACCAATCAATCTCAGCGGGGCAGCCGTGGCGCACCTCGTCAAGCTGGCCCAGCAACCCGGGTGGTGGGAGTACGTCAAGGCCAGGGCCAGGGAGCTGGACAGGGACGAGTCCCGGCTGTTCGTGGGCATCGAGCAGCAGGTGGTGCAGCAGCTGCAGGCGCTCGCCTGGCGCCCGCCGCCCCGCGCGTGACGGTGCCGGCTGGCCACCAGGGCCCGATCACGGTGCTGGGCATGGACCCCGGCAAGCACACGGGCCTGGCCTGGATCGTGGATGGCCAGCTGCAGGGGCTGGAGGAAATCGAGCCCGCAGAAATTGCCCTGGTGCTGCAGGAGCGCCGGCCCACGCTGGTCATCTTCGAAGACAGCCGCGCCGCGCGCCGCACCTGGACAGCCAAGGGCAGCGACGGTGCCCGCAAGAAGATCGCCCGCAACGTCGGCGAGATCGACGCCTGGTGCAAGCTCATCGTTGGCCTGTGCACGGCGCTGGGCATCCCATGCCACGGCATGCCGCCGAGCGCGAAGGCCGGCGGCGCCCACGGCGCCAAGATCGACGCCGCGACCTTCAGCCGCCTGACCGGCTGGGCCGGCCGCAGCAATCAGCACCAGCGTGACGCCGCAATGATCGCGTGGTCCTTCCGGAGGGCACGGCCATGAAGCGCATCTACATCGCCGGCCCGATGACAGGCCTGCCCGACTTCAACTACCCGGCCTTCAACCGCGCCGCCGCCACGCTGCGCGCCCAGGGCCACCACGTCGAGAACCCTGCCGAGAACCCCGCGCCAGCGTGCGGTAGCTGGGCCGGCTACATGCGATTGGCGCTGCCGCAGCTGTGCACCTGCGATGCGGTCTACATGCTCCCCGGCTGGCGCGGCTCCAAGGGCGCGCGCGTGGAGCACGGCCTGGCCCTGGATCTGGGCATGGAGGTGCAGGACTTCGACGCCGGCGGAGGGGAGGGCGGTGCCCATGATTGATTTCCGCCCCGATCTGCCCCGGCGCGGCATGCGTGGCCAGGAACGACCGAAGCCCAAGTACCCGCCGCTGTGGCGCGACGCCACCATGGAAGAGCACATCCACGGCCCGGACGCGCATGGCCGCTACCGCCTCTCCACCTGGGCCTACAACCGCTGCTGCATGCTGCAGCAGTACGGTCCGATCCGCGTGTGCGTGATGGGCGATCACGGCTTCCTGGTGCAGGTGGATGTGGAGGGCGACATCCGATGATCCAGAACCGGACCACCTGGCCCAGCCGCGGCTTCGGCCGCCGGCCCGCCGCCGCACCAGCGCAAGACCGAGAGGAGCGCCTGGCGCAGCGCGCGGCCCGCGCCATGGACAGTGCTCGCGCCACCGCCGGCATGGCGTGCACCAGCATCGTTGTGATGGGCGGGGCCAGCACGGGCTTGGCTGTGCCCAAGGCCGAGATCCTGGAATGCGAAGCCTACCGCCGCGCCGTCGCCGCGCTGCCTTGCATCTGGTGCGGCATCGCCGGCTACAGCCAGCACGCCCACCTGAACCTGGGCAAGGGCTTCGCGCTCAAGACCGACGACCGCACCGGCTTCCCGCTGTGCTGCACACGCCCCGACATCGAGGGCTGCCATGTCGCTTACGACCAATACCGCCTTGTTGACGGCGGCCGCGAAGCCCACCGGGACTACGGCCTCGAATGGGGCCGCATCACCCGCCACACCGTCCTCGAATCCGGCCAATGGCCGCAACGCCTGCCCCTCTGGAGTGAAACCGCATGAACCAAGTCATCACCAGCACAATCCACAAGACAGCCGGCGGCAATCCTGACCCGGGCGCGGTCGAGGCCGTGCCCACGCTGACGCAGGTCTATGAGGCGATCCGCCAGCTGCATGAGGCGGGTGAGGAGCCCACGCGTGACCGCATCCACAAGATGACGGGCCTGAACCTCACCACGGTGGACGACCGGATCAAGGTGCTGCGCGGCGAGGGGATGATTTCGGCGGTGAAGCAGTGCTATCGCCCTGTGCACCAGCATGGCCCAGCGCGCGCTGTGACGGTCACGCACCTGACCGACGGGCGATCCATCCTGGAAATCGGAGAGCATGTAGTCCACTTCAGCAGGACCGAAGGCGGGATGGTGGGCCAAGCCTATGCTGGCATCGCGCTCGAGCACACGGCGCTGGCGCGCGTCACTGAACTGCAGGACCAACTGCTGGAGGAGGTGGCAAAACGGCGCGCACTTGAACGCGAGGTGAAAGCGCTGAAGGGGCAGCGTAAGGTGGATCCTAGGCAAGCGGATTTGCTCATGGATCGGGCTACGTGAGAATAGGCACCCTTTCATATTTTGGTAACGCGGCTGCCAAATCTCAGACGCGACAGTGAAGGGAGCGCCGGCTGAGATCAGCCAGCGCCGCGTTCTTGAGCTCGTTAAAGAGCGGTAGATCTGCGTTGGTAGCGAAGTGCACCAAAAACGGATAGAACCAGGCTCAGCAACGCAATGAGCCACGGAGCGGTTGCGGGAACTGGCGTAGCGGTGCTGGGTCCTGCCATTCTGACGACTACCCCCGGGTCCACAATTTCGCCATTCTCGATACCGTCAGCGTCGCCGGCTCCGCCATCGGTCAATGTCAGTGTCACTCGATTGCCGTTAATTTGAGCGCCAGCATACTTGGCCCAGTGCCCTGCTCCATTCTTCTTCCAATACTCAAGAGGCTGAGATGAAGAGGGGAGGCTAGCAATGTAGTCGATCTGCATCTGCACAGCTCCTCGGACGTTGCAGCCCGTCAGCTTGAAGGCAAACTGGGGTCCAGCTGCCTGCACTTCTGTGGGCAAGCCAGTGACCGCTCCCGCAGGGCTCGCCTGAGAACTCTCGAATGTGCAGCCAGGACCGCCTCCAGTGAGTTGTGCCTGCAATGCAGAGTCAACATGGCTGCGCCGCAGCGGAGTTATGGAGTTGCTGGGCTGTGACGCGAGGCTATTTTTACCTTCGGCATTCGTTGCTACAACGGTGAAGGTATATGCTGTTCCACCCGTCAGTCCATTAATGGTGCAAGTCAGTGCGGACGATGTGCTGCAGGTTTTGGAGGCGTCGCCGACAGCCGTGACGACATAGTTGGTGATCGGTGCTCCTCCAGTGTTCAAAGGTGCAGTCCATCGCACTAGGCCCTGGTTTTCTGATGCCGTGGCAATTACGCTTGTGGGTGCATCAGGTACCGCGCCGGTAATCTGGAGGCTCTGGGTTTGCTCCGCCGCAGTTAACCAATTTGCATCGCCGCTCTGCTGTGCAACTAGGGTGCAAGTTCCAGCGGCAACAACGCCTACTGTTGTGCCAGATACCGTGCAAACTGACGGGGTGCGGCTGCTGTAACTGACCACCAGTCCAGACGTCGTGGTTGCTGTCGGGCTGATGATGAAAGTGCCGTCTTTTACATATGGTTGATTTGCTTGCGTGTTAAAAGTTATGTTGTTCAGTCCTTTGACTACATTTAGGCTATATGAGACAGGCTGCGCCGGGAGCCATTGAGAGTCTCCGGGTTGTGTTGCAGTAACAGTGCAAACACCGGTCCCTGCTGCGTTGAATGTCAAGCGGTTGCTTTGTAAAGCGCATCCTGGCGAGGAACTAAATTGGACGTCCAGTCCAGATGTTGCCGTTGCAGTCAAGGTATGTGGGATTCCCACCTGCTGTTGTCCTGGCGACGAAAAGTTAATCGTCTGTGCAGTACGGGTTTCCTGCGGTGTGACGGTAACAACTCCTTTTGTATAGGCGGAGGAATTGCCAATTGAATTAACTGCCGCTATGGTAATGGAATATGTTACACCATTGGTGAGTCCCGAGATTGTGCAGGCCTGATCATTCCCTGTTGGGCTGCACGATCCTACTGCCGCACCGCCTTCCCACGCCGTTGCTGTGTATTGCACTGGGGAATTGCCGGGGTCACTTGGAACGATTGACCACTGAACTGAAGCACCTTGATTGACCGGCGTTGCAATAATGTTGTTGGCTGCCGCAGGAATATCTAGATCAAAGGATACATAGTTTAGAGGGATGATCGCATAGTTGCCGTTATGGTTTCCTGCAGCAGGAGCCAAAGAAAGACTCGCAGTCGCACCAGGAGCTATTGAAAATCGATAATAGCTGCTTGTGCCAAGAGGTTTTAGAAGAACGGTTTCAGTGCCTCCCACCGAAAGAGCGATATCGCGCAGAGGGGAGGCGCCAAGTGCTGTATAAATGGAACGATAGTTCCAACTGGATGCGGTGTAGTTGCCGGTGAGTCCAAGAGTGGCAATTTTTGGACTATCGTCTATGTATGTAGATATCAAATAATCTCGTAGCCAGATATTTGCATCGGACCCGATAATGTTTTGGAGATTATTAATTCCTGTTGTGTTGCTGCTTACCAGGGATTTAATGAAGCTGGTTTCGGTTGCAAGTGATGACCCAGAATATCGATCTGCTGCATACCTTAAAAAAGCCCACTGCGCACCTGAATTGGCAAGGGTTTTTACGCTATTGTCTATTACTCCATATCTAGAAGGAGCCTGGAGCCAAGGGCGCCAATTTCCATACAGTATGTTTTGATATGTATTAAAAGCTGCTACTCTGCGTGACGCATTGGGTCCAGTGGTGAGGTTGGTTACGACAATGTTGTTAAACGGAGTGAGGCCTACGGAGTTGGCGTAGAAGGCTTGCTCAATTGCCATGCCGCCAATAGCTTCATCCATCCACGGTTCTTCAAAAGGACTATTTGAAGATATTCTGTTGCTATCTAGAATTAAATGGGCAAGCTCTCTTGTGAAAGAGGCAGGCAAACCAGACATTGTTGCGCTTACAGTCCTTACATTAGAATTGATTGCTCCCGTGGGATCGGGCGTAAGTGCATAGATTATTTCGCCAATATTTCCGGATGAACACTCAGTTCTGCTCAACTTGTCTCTGGGCATGTACATGGAATAAGAACTGATGGGGCTGGCTGGAGCATCTAAGCGATTCATGCCCTGGGTAAAGAAAATTACCACTTTTCCATTTCCATCTGTATCGGATGGCGCACCGAATTTATCAACTATAGTTGGATAAATCACGCTGTCCATGTTTACAAGCATATTCTGCCAGTTCGTGGCGTTTATGTCTAAAGAGTAGGCTGGGTTTTCTTTGTCTGTAACGACAATAATATTATTCCCTACCCAAGTTACTTCACCTTCAACGCTATATCCCGGGTTACATTGATTGGATAGGTCGTTATTCAGTCTCCAAATGTCGCCCACTGTAGGCGTGGCGCCAAATGGAATGGAAGTTTGGGGGCTCAGTGCCGAGCTGGGGTCGATCGTGCCTCTCCGCGCAAGAAAATCGGACTTCATGAACTGCCGGCGAACAATTCTCGGATCATCCAAGGCGGTGCTTGTACTGGTGGTGTTACTCGGGGAAGCGGCGGTATTACCCTCAATCCCTATTTGTAGAGAAATTGTTGCCCCTGGGGAAGTGTTCATAGGAACAACTAGGTATTCTGAGTCTGCAGATCCTGAGTTTTTAATACTGATCTGCTGTAGTGCACCTTCATTATTAAGAAGGCCATGGTGGGCCGCCAAAACAATGGATGGGAATATCTGAAGTGAAAAAAACAGCGCAAATTTGCTGAATTTACTCGAATGTTTATATTTGCCTATGATTTTCATGTCGTATAAAGAAGTAAAACTCTAATTTGACGTATTCTTTGATTAATTGATAATGCAGTCTCAATTAATTTTTGACTCAACGGTTAACATGCTTACGATTGTTTGAAAGTGTATCTCTCGTTGCTTGGGGCTGCAGCAGTTTTTTTTGTTCTACAGCGCCAAGTTCTTTGAAAAGTAGCACTGTGTGGGGCGCAAGCTGCAACATGTGCAGTCGAGCGGTTTACGGAGGCCTGACCCTTTTATCTTCTTGTTGAACGAGGACCCTGGCTAGGGTTCGACGCAGCAGGACCCTGCCGGAACACTTATGGCTATGGCCCAAAGTCCTGCCGGCAAGTCCGAGCCTCAAAAGAAACCTGTTCCAAAGAAGCCTGAAGCCGCCAACTCGGCTGCAGGCGCAGCCTTGCCTGCCAGCCGCACGGCGGCCAGAGTCCCCGCCGACTGGGAGCGCATAGAGCTGGACTACCGGGCCGGCATCAAGACCCTCCGCCAGATCGCCGACGAGAACGGTATCACTCATGGTGCCATCAACAAGCGTGCCAAGCGGAATGGTTGGGAGCGCGACCTGGGCGTGAAGATCCAGGCAAAGGCCGATGCCCTGGTATCCAGAGAGGCGGTATCCAGCCAGGTATCCACGGATACCAAGCTCCGCGAACGTGCCGTCATCGATGCCAACGCTCAGGCTGTGGCCGACATCCGCCTGGCCCACCGCCGCGACATCCATCGGGCACGACGCGTCACCAACTCTCTAATGGATGAACTGGAGCGGATGGTCGGTGCCGAGAATGTTGCGCTGCTGGAGGAGCTGGGCGAGCTGATGCGCCAGCCCGACGACAACGGCCAGGACAAGCTCAATGACCTGTACATGAAGGTCATCAGCCTGCCTGAGCGTGGCAAGTCCATGAAGACCCTGGCCGAGTCCCTGCGCATCCTGGTGGACATGGAGCGGCAGGCATTCGGCATGGACCCGAAGACAGGGCCTGGGCAAGGGCCCAATGGCGATGGCGCTCCTCCTCGTGTCACCGTGGAGTTCGTGAAGCCGCCTGTGCGGCAGGAGGACGGCGATGATTGATGCCCCGCATGCGCTCCTGCAGTTGCCCGAGAAGCTCCGTGACATCTGGCTGCCTCGCCGCTACAAGGTGATGCACGGCGGCCGGGGCGGCGCCAAGTCTTGGTCCGTGGCTTCGGTGCTGCTGGTTATGGCGGCGGACAGGCCTCTGCGTGTGCTGTGCGCGCGCGAAGTCCAGAAGTCGATGCGCGATTCGGTGCACCGCCTGTTGAAGGATGCCATTGTTCGAATGGGACTGGAGTCCTTCTTCGAAGTGCTCGATACCGAGATTCGCGGCGCCAACGGCTCGCTGTTCCTGTTCACCGGCCTGCAGAGCCACACCGTGGACTCGATCAAGTCCTTTGAGGGCGTGGATCTGGTGTGGGTGGAAGAAGCCCACGGTGTGAGCAAGAAGTCCTGGGATGTGCTGATTCCGACCATTCGCAAGGAAGGCTCCGAGATCTGGATGACCCTGAATCCGGACATGGACACGGACGAGACCTATGTCCGTTTCATCGACAAGCCCAGCCCGGACACCTGGGTCTGCGAGATCAACTGGCGCGACAACCCATGGTTTCCGGCTGTACTGGACCAGGAGCGCCGCAAGTACAGAGCCACCAATCCCGAAGACTACCCCCATATCTGGGAAGGGAAGCCGCGCCGCGTGTCGGCGGGGTCCATCTACCGTCACGAGATCGAGGCCCTGTACGAGCAAAAGCGGATCTGCCCCGTGCCGTACGACCCGACTTTGCCGGTGCACACGATCTGGGACCTGGGCTGGAATGACGCCATGACCATTGGCTTTGTGCAGCGCGGGCCGCAGGACCTGCGTGTCATCGACTACATCGAGGACAGCCATCGGACCCTGGACTGGTATGTGGCCCAGATCGAGAAGCGCCCGTTCCGTTGGGGCACTGACTTTCTGCCGCACGACGGCCGCACCAAGAACTTCCAGACCGGCAAGAGCACTCAGCAGCAGCTCACGGCCATGGGAAGGCGCAGCGTTGTGGTGCTGAGCGCGATGAACGTGGAAGAGGGCATCAAGGGCGCGCGAATGATCTTCCCCCGCTGCTATTTCGACGAGACCAAGACCGCGCGGCTGATCGAGTGCCTGCGGCGGTATCGGCGGGACATCCACCAGAAGACGGACGAGCCCATGGGCCCCATGCATGACGAGTTCAGCCACGGCGCGGACATGTTCCGCTACATCGGCCAGGCAGTGGATCTGATGACGAATGCCGCCATCGGCGAATACCAAGAGGCGCCAGCCCCGGTCTATTACTGAGGACGACACCATGAGCACCGCCCAGAACTACGCAGAAATTGACCCCGTGGACACGCCCGACGGCGATGTGCCCCTGACCCTTGCCGAATATCGGTCCATTCACGAAGAGATAGATGCCCAGCCCCGGGCCTGGCGCCGCACGGCCGACCGTGAGATGGACTATGCCGACGGCAACCAGCTGGAGACGGAGCTGATTCGGCACATGAAGTCCCAGGGCATCCCGGTCGTGCGCGAGAACCTGATCGCGGGCAGCCTGGAAGGCATCCGGGGCTACGAGAAATCCACGCGCACGGACTGGCGCGTGACCCCGAATGGCCAGCCTGGAGGCCAGGACGTCGCGGACGCGATCAACTTCAAGCTGAACGAGGCCGAGCGCAATGCCAAGGCGGACGATGCTTGCAGCGACGCCTTCTATCCGCAGATCGGCGTGGGCATCGGATGGGTCGAGGTCAGCCGCTCCGATGACCCCTTTAGCTACCCCTACCAGTGCTTGGCCATCCACCGCAATGAGATCCATTGGGACTGGTCTTCCATCAAACCCGACCTCAGCGATGCGCGTTGGCTGCGGCGCCAGCGCTGGATGCATCCTTCTCGCATCGCGCGCGTCTTCCCGGAGCACAAGGAGCTGGTGCGCCAGTTCGGGCGCGCGGGCGTCAACTGGTGGAACGGGTACGACACCATGGACGCGGGCGCGAGCACGGGCCTGTCGCGGGCCTGGGACGTGGCTCGGGAATGGACCACCATGGAGGACCGTTGGCACAATCCCGTCAGCAAAGAGGTTTGCCTGACCGAGCTTTGGTATCGCCGCTGGTCTGACGTGGTGGTTCTCAAGAGTCCGGACGGCCGCGTGGTCGAGTACGACGAGAACAACCCTGCCCATGTCTACGCCTTGGTCAACAAGGCCGCCAAGTCCATGCGCGCCACGGTGGCCAAGATCCGCCGCAGCTACTGGCTGGGCCCGCATGTCCTGTTCGACGGGCCCACGCCCTATGCCCACCGCCACTTCCCGTACGTGCCTTTCTGGGGATTCAGGGAAGACAGTACCAATGTGCCCTATGGCTACATCCGCAACCTGCTGGACATGCAGGACACGTTGAACAACGGGAACTCTCGGCTTCGCTGGGGTATGGGCGCTTTCCGGACCGAGCGCACCAAGGGCGCCGTGGACATGACCGATGACCAATTCCGGCGCACCATCGGCCGCCCGGATGCCGACATCGTGCTCAACGCTGCGCACATGCAGCAGAACGGTGCGCGGTTCAAGGTCGAGCGCGACTTTCAGGCCACTGCACAGCAGTTGGAACAGTTGGAAAATGCCCGGCGCGCGATTGAACGCGTGAACCCCGCTGCAGCTGGTGCGTTCTCTGGGAGGCGCGGCACGGCCACCAGTGGGGTCCAGGAGCAGACCCAGGTGGAGCAGGCCAACCAGTCGCTGGCGTACATGATCGGCAACTTCAAGACCAGCCGCACCATGGTGGGCGAGCTGCTGATGAGCATGATCGTTCAGGACCTGGGCCAGGATGAGCAGACCATCATCATTGAGGGCGACGCCATCACTGCCAATCGGGCGGTGACTATCAACAAGCCCGAAGAAGATCCGGCAACGGGCATCCCCTATCTGTCCAACGACCTCCAGCGCACGCGCCTTCTGGTGGGCCTGGAGGACGTTCCCAGCAGCAGCACATTCCGAGCGCAGCAGCTGAGCACAATGAGCGAGGTGGTCAAGTCCATGCCGCCCCAGTTCCAAGCCGTCACCATGCCGATGATGGCCAGCCTGATGGATGTGCCGTTCAAGCGGCAGCTGGTGGATGCGTTGAAGGCTGCTGCCGCTCAGGAATCTCCAGAGCAGGTTGAGCAGCGCATTCAGCAGGAGGTGCAGGCTGCGCTGGTCAAGGCTGGGCATGATCTCAAGGCGCGCGAGCTGGAGATGAAGGAACGCCTGACCGATGCCCAGATCAAGAAGGTGATGGCCGATGCCGTCCAGGTGGGCGTGCAGGCCGCCTTCTCGGCGATGCAGGGCGGGGCCCAGGTCGCCACGAACCCGGCCATCGCGCCCATTGCCGATGTCATCATGCAGGGCGCAGGCTATCGAAAGCCCAGTCCTGGTGGCGACGATCCCGACTTCCCGGTGCCTAGTGCGGCGGCCGGCGGCCCAGCGCCGCAGTCGGGTGGCCCGGGCGCAGCTGGCGACATCGGCCAGGTGCACGAGAACACCAGTCCCACATTCCCGCCCATCCCGCAGGAACCGTCGCGCGGCATGCAGGGCATCGAGACGCCCTCCGATGCCGACAACTTGCCCGCCGGCGCGTAACGCCCTGCCGCCATTCTCATGCCGCCTTCGGGCGGCTTTTTCATTCCCGCCCCGTCTAGGGTTGGTCTTTCGTACCCGTCTTTTTGACACTGCTTTCAAGCCGTGGCGCATGTCGCTGTGGCGATGACTGCGGCGCACCAGCGCTGCAGATTCAAGAGCAGATGGCGCGGCGCCCAGGCGCTGCACCGGATTGCTGGCCCTTTGCGGCCACGGCGATATGTGGCGGGACAGGCATGACGACATCACACGAGAGTTTCTACAGCAGCATTGACGGCGCACTGACGCCGGAGCAGGCCGCACAGGCATTGGCCCTGGCGGAATCGGGCGATACCGGCGACAAGCCGGAACCTGGTGGCGAGCCCGCGACCACCGCTGCACCGGATGTCAAAGGCGCTGTCGACGCTGGCACCACAAGCGAACAGCAGGCTGCACCTGCTGCGGGCGGCACCGAGGGTGCAAAAGCCGTTCCTGAAGCCGAACAGACCGCGGACAACACCGTGGTCCTGGCGCGGGACGGCAAACACACCATTCCCTTTGACGAGGTGCTGAAGATCCGCAAGCAGCGTGATGAGGCTCAGGCTACCGCAGACAACGCCCAGCAGCAGCTGGCCGCTCTGCAGGCCGAAGCCCAGGCGCGGGCAGACGCTGGACAGGCCCCGACCAAGACCGACACCATGGCCGCCGAAGCGCAAGCGGCCATCGAGGCGGGCGCGGACGCGGACCTTTTCGGCGACTTCTCCGAAGCCGGCTTGCGGGATGGGCTGCTCAAGCTCCACCAGCAGTCCCGTGAACAGCTCCGTAACGAGCTGCGCGCGGAACTGCAGGAGGAACTGAAGAAGGAATTGCAACCGCTGCGTGAGCAGCAGTCCAAGTCCTCCTCCGATGCCCATTTGGACGCCATCTATACGGCGCACCCCAACGCGGACTCCATCGTCGAGAGCGCTGAGTTCAAGGCGTGGGTGGACTCGCAGCCCAGCGTGGTCCGCAATGCCTATTGGGGCCTGTTCGACCCGAAGACCGGCGGTACGTCCGCCGAAATCGTGGAGGTGTTCGACGCCTATAAGGCCGCGACCGAGAAACCCTCGTCTCAACCCGTTGCGGACCCCAAAGCCGCGGCAAAGGCTGCCACTGAAGCCGTGCGGGCCGGCCCTCCCTCGAGTCTCTCCAGCATTCCTGGCGGGCGCGTGGATGGTCTGTCGCCGGATGAGCGGATGGCCGAACTGAGTGGCGTGGATCTGCATTACGCAATGGAGGGCAAGACGCCCGAGCAGATCACCGCCTGGCTTAACAAACAGATGTAAAGGAGGTCCATCGTGTCCACCACCAAGACCATCACCCCCTATGGTCACCCAGGGACCATGATTCAGCAGGCCGTGGGCGTGTTCCACACCTGCATGCAGCGACGCACAACGCTGAACCGCCTGACTGGCAAGATGCCGACTGAGGCGGATGCCGTGGCCGGCACCAAGCGCCAGACCAAGCCCACGATGCCCATCGTGCGTGCCGAGGATCTGGGTAAAGGCAAGGGCGACGAGGTCGAGTTCCAGCTTGACCAGCCCATCGGCAGCTACCCCATCATGGGCAGCGAGTTTGCCGAGGGCAAGGGCGTGGGCACGAGCTACGAGAACGCGCGGTTCCGTGTGAACCAGGCGCGCTTTCCAGTCGACATGGGCGATCAGATGTCGCGCATCCGCACGCCATACGACCTGCGCAAGTTCGGCCGCCCCAAGGCCCAGCGCCTGATGGATGACTACATCGAGCATTCGACGTTGGTCCACCTGGCCGGCGCGCGCGGCTTCAACGACCACCTGATCGAATGGCGCGTGCCGCTGGCATCGCACCCCAAGTTCTCCGAGATCATGGTGAACCGGGTGAAGGCGCCAACGCGCAATCGCCACCTGGTGGCCGGCGCCGGCGCAGTGGGCGAAGTCAAGGCCAATGCCGGCGAGCTGGTGATCGCCAGCGCGGACACGCTGAGCATGGATGTGGTGGACGCCGTGCGTTCGTGGATGGACCAGATCCCGCTGCCGCCCCCGCCCGTCGAGTTCGATGAGGACCTGGCCGCTACGGACAGCCCCATCCGCGTGCTGCTGGCATCTCCGGCCCAGTACAGCGGCTTCGCCACGGACCCGAACTTCCGCGCGTTCCAGGGCAACGCCATGGCACGCGCGCGGCTGGCCAAGGACCATCCGCTGTTCCTGGGTGAAGCAGGTCTGTGGAACGGCATCCTGATCATCAAGATGCCCAAGGCCATCCGCTTCTACGCCGGCGACGAGCTGCGCTACTGCGCAAGCTACACCAGTGAGCAGGAATCGTCGGTGGTGGTGCCTGCATCGTTCACCGACAAGTTCGCGGTGGACCGAGCCATCTTGCTGGGTGGCCAGGCGCTGGGCCAGGCCTTCGGCCGCTCGGACCACAGCGGCGTGCCCTTCTTCTGGTCGGAGAAGGAAATGGACCACGGCGACAAGCTGGAACTGCTGATCGGCGCTGTCCTGGGCATGTCCAAGATCCGCTTCGCGGTCAACCACGGTGATGAAAAACAGTTCACCGATCACGGTGTGACGGTGCTCGATACCGCCGTGCCCATCATCAAGCCTCGCGGCTGATGCCCCGGGGCTGGCTGCGGCCAGCCCCTCGTCACTTCCCCAACCTCAAGGAGGCCATCATGGCAACCATCAAGAAGGCCGGCCTGGGCATGCTGCAGTTCGGCGGCTTCACTCCCTACGGCAATCTCACCACCTTGCGCGCCACGCTGCAGACCAATGCTGCCGGCGCCGCCATCGGCGCGGATTCCAGTGCTGCCATCGCTGCTGGCGATGTGGTCGTGCTGGAGAAGCTGCCCGCCGGCATGCTGCTCGAAGATGCCCAGGTCATCGTGTCCACGGCCATGACGGCGGCCGTCACGGGCTCGCTGGGCTTCACGTACATCGACGGCGTGGATCACGCCACCGTGCCCCAGGACCCCGAGTACTTCGGCGCTGGCCTGGTGCTGAACGCTGCCGCGCGCCTGCGCACCACCAGTTCCAAGGCGCCCGTGAAACTCCCCAAGGAAGCCTATCTGGTGCTCACGACCGCCGGCGCGGCCAACGCCAAGGTCTCGCGCCTGGATGTGATCGTCCACGGCGAGCGTCTGGGCAACCAGTAAGCACCCGTGATCTGAAGGGGCAGGGCTGCGGCCCTGCTGCTTTCCATCGAGCACCCAAGGACATCACCATGACCGTTGCACAGACCCAGGCCGTCACCTACACGGGAACGGATACGCCATTCATCGACCGCATTTACCGTTCGCGCCTGACTTTCGACCCTGGCCAGACGCGCGTGGTCCCCATTGCGCTGGCGGCCCGGTTCCTGCGCCATTCGGATATTTTTCAGGAGGCGGCACCTGAAGGGGAGGGCGTTGGACTGGGTGCAGCGCCGGTGCCGACTCAGCAACCCGACGACACCGCTGCGCTGTTGGAGGCCGCGAAGAAGTCCGAGGACGAGCGGCGCGTGCAGGAAGAGGCCCGCTTCAACGTGCTGCAGCAGATCGAAAAGATGGACAAGCAGGCGCTGCGCGACTGGACCAAGCAGACCTACAAGCTGGATCTGCCGGGTAACCTGGGCGTGGACAAGATGCGTGATCGTGTGCGCGGCATGGTCGACCAGTACGGCGTGAACCCATGACCCTCCAAGACCTGATCAGCCTGTTTCGCGCCGACGCCAGGGATGTCGTGACGCCGCATCTCTGGGACGATGAGCAGGTGGTGGGCTGGTTCAATGAGGCCCAGGCGGAAGCGGCCGTGCGCGGCAGGCTGCTGCTGGACGATTCCACGCCCGCTGTCTGCGAGATCGCCGTCGCGGCCGACGTGGCCAGCTACCCGCTGCACGCCAAGGTCTACGAGATCGCCCACCTGCGGTTTGTGGGGGCATCGGCCAGTGAGGGCCGGGAGCTGTCGGTGGTGTCCCGGGAGTACCTGGATCGCAAGGATCCGTACTGGCGTGATCGGTGCAGCGACGAACCCCGCTTCGCCATTCAGACTGAGACGCGGCTCCGCCTGGTGCCCGCGCCGCGCGAATCGGGGGCCTTGCGGCTGGAGGCCTATCGGCTTCCTCTCAAGCAACTGGCCAATTGCCACGACAAGCCCGAGATCCACGAGGCGCACCATGTCTACCTCGTGCATTGGGCCCTGTATCGGGCGTTTGGGCAGCCCGATGCGGATGGCTTCGATCCAGACAAGTCGCAGCAGTCGTATTCGGTCTTCGAAAGCTATTTCGGCAGGCGGCCGGACTCGGACCTGCGCCGGGCCACGCGGCACGACCAGCCACACACCAACGTCATTCATCTGCCATAGCAGGTGCTGAAAGGTTCGCAATGCGCGGATTCACTCCCAGGAAAGCCTCCGGAACGGAGAAACCGCCTGAATACACAGGGCCCCGTGGCTTTGCGCCGGGTCAGCGGGCTGCATTGGCTCAGGCCCAGAACCAGGCCCCCGACTCCATCCCTGCCATGGTGAAACCGGGTGAGTTCGTCTTGCCGCCAGATACCGTGCACGCCATGGGCGGCGCTGGCGCGCTGCAGGCCGCCGTCGATGCCACCCACACACCCGCACCCGAACAGGCATTCGTGCCACGCGGCTTCAAGCCCAAGGTGTTCTTCGCCAATGGTGGTGCGCCAGAGGACCAGATCCCTCTGGGCGGCTACCCCAAGGCGCCGGCTCCTGACGGCTCCCAGTCCAACCCGATGAACACTGAGCTGGGCCGCAATGTGTCGAACCTGGCCAATGCTGTGCCTGGTGCGCTGGGTGGTAGCGCCCGTGCCATCGCGCGAACTGGCGGGGCCATCAGCGGCGCGCTCAACTCTGGCCTCAATGCCCCGCGCGCGCTGGCCGGTGGTGCGGGGATCGCTGGCGGTGGTGCCGCGGCTTCGACGCCTGCTGCGGCCTCCACAGGTGTGAATCCCACGCCATCCACAGCTCCAGCAGCCACGGCCACCTCGCCGCAGGCCACGCCATCAGCCGGCAGCACCATGGGCCCGCCCAGCTCGGCGGCACCACAGGAAGTCCAGCCCGGGATCTTTCGCCAGGGCAACAGCTTCTCCGACAGCGCACAGGGCGCGGCGCTGGGCAACGAGCCGCGCGGCTTGCCCTCTCGGCAAAACGACCTGGCCGCTCAGAATCTAGCCGACCAATCGACAGCCCGCGGCTTCACGCCTGGTCAGCGCACCGAGGTCGAGCAGCCGCGCCTGGGCTTTCCGGGCTTTCGCACGCCCACCATCGCCCACTCTGGCAACGACTGGCAATCCCGCAACGAGCTGCGCAATGCCGAGGTGTCGGCCAGCTCCATCACCAACACGCGGCGCTTCGGCGGCCGTGGGGCTGAGAATAGCCCGGACATGCAGCGGTACCGCAGCATGCTGGGAACCGATGCAGCACTGCGCCAGGCCCAGCCAGGTATGGAGGCAGAGACCATGCGCCAGAACGCTGGCCTCATGCGCGAAGACATGCAGCAAGCCGGTGGCCTGCAGCGTGAGGCCATGCAGCAGGCCGGGGAAACCGGGCGCACAGGCATGCGCGTGGGCATCGAGCAGCAGCGCCTGCAGGGCGAGGCAGAAGCGCGCGGCTTCAAGACCCGGGCCCAGCGCCAGGAAGAACAGCTGCGCAATACGCTCCTTGATCCGAATGCCACTCCCCAGCAAAAGCAGCAGGCTCAGCAGTCCATGCGCGCGATTCGGGGTGATGCCGATCCATCGCCCTGGAAGGTCACGGTCACGCCTGCAGTCAAGAATGCAGACGGGTCAACAACCCAGGGCAGCATCATCCGGCACAACGGTGTCACGGGTGAGGTGCAGCAGGTGGAGGGTGGTGGAGCGCGGGCCGTGCCAGCAAAGGATAGTGCGCAGGTGTTGGCCATCAAAAACAACACGCCCCTGTCTCTTGAGCAGCGCCGTGAGGAGTTGCGAAAGCTTGGATTTCAGTGAGCCCCGTCCCTAGGTTGATGGGCACACAGGTTCAGCGCTGCGGCATGGGCTGGCGCGTTCTTCACCCCAGGGAGCTTGTCCAGCAGGCAGGTGGCGTAGTCCGCCGCTAAAGCAGGGCCTGCGGCAGCCAAGCAAAGGACCAGGAGCGTGGAGCGCGCTTTCACCGACACGTCTCTTCGATGACCTGGTGCACTTTTCGGATGCTCTCGCGGATCTCTCTGAGACGCTTGTCCTGCTCTTGCTTCTGGGCCTCCAGAGCAGCAAGCTGATGGATGTTTCTGGCCTCTTCAGCGCGCAGCATACGAATCTCGCGCCAATACTGTTCAACGCATTCCGCCGTAGCCACACTGCTCATGGATGTTCCTCCTGAAAGTGAATGTAGCAGGAGGCGAATTGGCTCAATGACCAGCTTCCCTAAGCATTTCCTCTAATATTTCGATCCGTCCTTCTATACGGCGCAGATCCAGTTCGAGATCGGGGTCCTTGGCTTCGGACGCCTGCAGCTGCGCCTCTGCAAAGGCCTTCTTCGCTCGAAGATGGTCCAGCATGTCTTCCATCGCTCTGATGTCTGGGGCGCTCATAGGTAGAACCTCCTGGCGGCAATGTACCAGTAGGCTGCCTGTATGAGGGGCGAGGCGTACCACCGTGCTGGGTTACTCAGGAGGGCGGAGCCGGCGCGGCGGCTGACGCCATGGAGCTTGTCCAGCACAGGCCAGTGGCTAGTCCGCCGCCAGGTCAGGCGTCCCGAGCGAGGCCAGCGCGGTGGCGATCAACAACCTCTTTACAGCTCCCATAGCTCCTCCTGTTGGCGGGACTGTAGCAGGCGTCCCCCGTCCAGGGTTTGGCAAAAGACTTGACATGAAAAGAATGGGAGACCTTGTCCAACCCGTTCAAGGAGCACGCCATGTCTTGGGCCATCCCCGCCTTGTCGCACGAAACCCGCGAAACCATCCCCACCCGCGAAGCGGCATTCCACCTCCGTCGTTCCCCCGCGACCTTGCATGCCTGGTCCTGCGGCAGCCGCAACGGCCCCATCCAACCCGTGCGCGACGGCGGCCAGCTGCGCTGGCGCGTGGCAGACATCAAGAACCTGCTGGGCATGGAGGGCTGAGCGATGAACTCGAAAGCAATGCCCACCCCCATCGTTGCCCTGCTCGACAAGGAGCCGCTCGCGGCCTCCGATGCTTTGGCCGCTGGCGTGGCTCTGTCACACGCGAGCGTCATCAAGCTGGTGCGCAAACATCAGGCCAGCCTTGAGCGCTTCGGCGGGGTCAGATTTGAAATCCGACCCTTTCTCACGCGAGGCGGTGTTCAGCAGAAAGAAGTCGCGCTCTTGAACGAGCAGCAGGCCACCCTCCTGATATCCATGCTGCGCAACAGCCCCATCGTGATCGAGTGCAAGGTTCGCTTGGTCGAGGAGTTCTACCGCATGCGTGCGGCCTTGAGCCGGCAGGCCAAGGGTCTGTGGCAACAGATGCAGGCCCTCATTGCACAGGAGGTGGAGTCCAAGGTCCGGGCATCCTTCGGTTCCAGGCTCATGCTCGACCGCAAGCGCGACATCCCGCACTTCGAGTCGGAGCATCAGCGGCTGGAGGCAGAGATCCAGCCTTCGCTTCCGCTGTTTCACTGAGCGCAGGACGTCAGAAATTTTTCCGACACCCCAAGTGATACCCAAAACCTGGGCATCACTTGCCAGCGCCGCTCAGCTACTCGGCGTGTGGTTGGTGCCCCCGAGGATGGCTGAACTTTCAGCCGTCCTCAGGAATCCTGGCGCGGGTTCAGCGCGGCAGCATGGGCCGGCGCGTTCTTCACACCGGGGAGCTTGTCCAGCAGGCAGGTGGCGAAGTCGCCAGCGAAGGCGGAGCGGGAGGCAAACAGCCATAGCAGGAAAACTAAGCGAAGGGCCATTGGAGAGCCTAGAGCGCTTCCGGCGTGGGCGGCGAAAAAGTAATTTCAAATTGTGGAGATTTTGGCTTCTCAGGTGGCAACTCCAACTCCCAAGTTAAAAATGCTGCCAATCCACATTGTTTTGCCTTGCTCGCAAGCTGTTTATCGCCCGTGTAGATGGTGTTCGCTTTGCGAGAGATTGCGGTTGCCAAAATCTGGCGATCAAATTTAACCTTGGCTTTGGTCTCTTGGTTGAAGTCGCTGATAACCTTCGATTTGCTGGTAACGGTTTCAATAAGAGAACACTCAATTGCGGCGCGCAGATCAAAAGGCGCAATTGTGAACGCTCTAGAAGAGTTAATGAGGTTTAGCCTCTTCTCCCTGTCTGGACCGCCATGAACCATGAACTCAGAAATAACAGGCGTCGGCAGCAAAATTCTCGCCTTATTTGCGGCGATTGTTTTGAGTAGATAGTCCATGCGCTCTCTGCACCTCTCTAGCGGGGCGCCAGTCGATGGATCTATCGGGACGGACGCATTTTCATCGAAAGCGATGGCCAATACAGATGTATCAAATACGACCATCAGTGTAACCCGTCCTCATGTCCGCGAATGCGCGCAATTGTTGAATCTATATCTTGCTGCGTTGACCAGTCTGTGTCGCGGAGCGCACGCAATCTGACCGTTGCCTCCGTCAATCCGACGTCGTCCAAGATTTCAAAATCATCCACCCTGAAGTCAAGTAGCTTCCACTCTCCGTCCTCTGCTCTTTCCCATCTGGCAGTCCCGATAGCTCGGAGAACTGGACCTTTGTAAAGAAACTGTGCAATTCTGCTGGCCAAGTCGCGTGTGAGAGTTATAGACCAAGTACGGCCTTCTCCGTCGACTATTTGAGCATGGGCGCTGCTGTCTTTCCCGCCGATGCGAACCAATTCGCCGTCAACTTCTGCGGGTTCCCAGAATGGGATGAATTTTTCGGGTTCTTGAGTGTTCCGCCCGGGGAATTGAATTACGACTGCGGTTTTTCCACCGGCCGGCCTAGCTCTCAGTTCACCAATTGCATTATCGAACTTTAGGAGTTTATTGATATCCGCGTATGCTGCGAGAGCATCATTCGCGGCAGTGCCGGCGGCTGTTTGCGAAACGCGATCTGAGACCTTCGGGGATGCCTCGTGTTCAACCCAGGCAACATGCGCAATGCTGCCTTTTTCTAAACGAGAGAAGTGGACGTTGGCTTGGTGACCAAGTAGCTTGGAAAAGGCAGCCAGATACTCCGCCAATCGATTCATTGGAATCGAGTCCGGCGTGTACGCGTCGATCCAAAGCTCGTACTCGTCTAAGTTGGTCACATCAATTGTCCTGCTGGCAGTGGCTGAAGGGTACCAGAGCAACTCGTGGCCAGCCAGCTTCTTCTGCGCGTTCCAGCTCGGGTTTTGGAGTTGCACAACAATCACCCAGCGCTTCTGGCGAGAGGGCGCGGTCAGCAAATGAGGGTCCTTGGGTGGCCAAAATTTATGCCTACCCCTCTCCGCCGCAGAATCAGCCTCCCAGCACCATGGGCTGCAGTTGCAGGCCCAACGCGTCCAGGCATGTAGCTGCGGTGAGGACATTTGTCCGCAATGGCTTCCTCTAGGGTTCGCGCGACCCCGCCCCGGTGCTGACAATGGGGCATGGCACATCTCCCCACCCTCATCCTCTCTGGTGCGCTGGTCCTGGCGATTGTGTTGGGCTGCGTAGCCCTGTGCGCGGCGCATCGAGCGAGGGCTGCTGCGCGGCGAGCAGAAGCGGGCGCGCGGCCCGCCGACGCCGACCTGGCCTATGTGCGCGACGTGCTGCTGCTCGCGCGCCGCGAGTTCGACTTCCACGGCGGATGCGTGGCCACCGACCGGCCAGACTTGCCACTGTCGCCAGAAACCAGCTGGACCGTCGATTTCTCCAGGGCGCGCGCGGCTATCGACATCGCCATGGATTTGCTGGAGCGCGCGGCTCCCCATACTGGTCCTGAATGTTCTGGCGAAAGTACCTGCCTGCTGACTGCGCCGCTTTCAACTCGGTCCAGATATGTGCCGGCACCCTCGGGTAGTCGTAAGCCCGCTCCGGGCTGCTCTTGAACCATAGGCGCAGCAGGCGTGTCGAGGGATCGTAGGACCCCCTCAGCAGTGCATCGGAATCAACAAAGGCATGCGACTCCATCGGTTTCGCCCTCTCGGGATGGTTGTGTAGGAGCACCCATCGTAGCCCGAGAGGGATTTTTCTTGGCGGGTTCAGAAAGTGTGGCTGCTTGCATTCGCGAGCTGTCATATGCCCGCTTTATGTGACTAGAATGCAAATCGCTAGCATACAACCGATGAAAAAGCCATGACACCTGATTACAAGACGCTCCTCCAACAAAAAGCAGAGATCGAAGCACGCATTGCTGAAGTCCTGAAGGTCGAAAAGGCCGACGTGATCGCCAAGGTCCGCGCCTTGGTGGCCGACTACAACCTCACGGCAGACGACGTGTTCAGCTCGGGCAAACGCAAGTCGCCCGTCGGTGCAGGCGTGGCCAAGTACCGCGACCCAGCCACGGGCGCGACCTGGACCGGCCGGGGCAAGCCGCCGAACTGGATCAAGGACGCTGTGGACCGAACAGCTTTTGAAGTCTGACCAAAGGCCCGCAATCGCGGGCTTTGTTCTTTGTGGGCCAGACCTCATGGAAGGCACGCTGTTTGCCGGTCATCGGCATGGCGCACGTGCCTCTGAGGAGTAGCCAACCTCCCTCAGCTACCACGGTGCGGAACGTTGCAGATTTTTGGCCGGAGCACTAAAGACATGTCCTCGAAGTACAAAGCCCTTATGCGTGAGCGAGCAGCATTGGATGCAAAGATCGCTGAGTACTATGGCGCCAGGAAACTTGATGCGATTGATGACGCCAGGAAACTGGTGAAGGATCACGATCTCAAGCCCGACGACTTGTTTGTTCCCGACAAGCCTGCAAACGTGCGCTACCGGAATCCCAAGACAGGTGAGACTTGGACGGGCCGTGGCCGAGCTCCTCGGTGGATCGAAGGCCAAGACCGGAAGCCTTTCGAGATTTGAACGACAGTCAGCCATGAGTGGGTTTTCCATGCCACCATCGCACCATGACTCCCACGCCCCTCCTTCAGTTCACCAGCGTGCGCACGAGCGTTGTGGACGGAAAGACGCTCATCGGCCTCAAGCACACGGCCAAAACATCGGCAGGCCTGCCTGTGTCCACGACCTGGATCGATATGCCTCCCGAGGATGTGGAGCGGCTGATCAAGACGCTGCAGGACACGTTGGCCGAGCTGGGCCGCAAGTAGCCGCGCGCATCAGCCCCCCTCCAGCTCCGCGCGCTAGGGCTTTTCATTCCTGTTTACCCCCGCATAAACAGCGTCAGAACGCCCACCGCCACAGCCAGCAGCACGATGGCAACGGCAGCCAGGCCCACAGTCATGGCAGGGCTGTTTTCATCGTCTTCGTCCCGCTCCCCGTCTCTGCCTTCCATCGCTCCTCCAGTGCACGGCCATTGAGTGATCCGGTGCACCAGTATGGGGCCGCTGCATTGGGATCATTCCTGTGTAGCCTTACATGCGTCTGAGTTGACCCCCGGCTAGGGTTCGACCCGCCCCACCCAAGGAAAGGCAGCTTCTGGGCTGCCGATGCAGCAGCGCCAATGCGGCGGCTTGTGCTTCCGCCGCTGATACAGTGCGGCCAGGAGGAGTTCCAATGCGTCACCTTGCCTGCTGTCTTGCTGTATCTGTGCTGGGCATTTGGCCCACCGCTTATGCTCAGGTGTTCAAGTGCAAAGGCCCAGGCGGGCAGTTCACCTATTCTGATCGCCCCTGTGAGGCGCGTAGCACTGGCGGCATGATGCTGCGCGAACGGACCTACGAGGAGAAGATGCAGGAGCGCCAGCAGGCCTACGATGCGGAGCTGCGTAAGCAGGAGCGCCGAATGGCTGAGCAGCAACAGGCCTGGGAAGTGCAGCAGCAGGCGCTTCAGAGGCAAGCTACTGCACCAGTGCCGAGTGCTGGCGGCGGTTACGCAGAGCGCCTGGCAAACCGCAATGCTGGCGTTCAGAGCAATCTCGGTCGTAAGGCCCCCAAGGCACGCAAACCCCAGTTCAGCGACGAGGATTTTTCACCTCCACCTGCCAATCGGATCACACACTGCAACGGCGGCTACTGCTACGACAACCAAGGCGGCTCCTATCACAGCATAGGGAATGGGTACATGGCCGGACCTGGCGGGGCCCGGTGCACACAGTCCGGTGGGCAAATGGATTGCCGATGACGTTTTAGCAAGCCCGCACCAGCGGGCTTTTTTGAGCGCCCCGCCTAGGGTTCGACGCCCACCCCCTGCTCCGGAAGAGTGGCGGGATGAGTGAAATCGATGACATCCTCAAGGGCGCGCCGGCGCACAAGACAGACGCGCCCCCTAGTGCCGCGCTGGCCGGGCACTCCGCCAAACCCACATCCGAGATCGACGACATCATGAAAGACGCGCCCACCACGGCGCGCGGCTTGAAAGGGTGGGCGCGGGATATTGGCGCAGGACTGGTGGACACGGCCATAGGCGTGCCAGAAGCGCTCGTTGGACTTGCCGACATTCCCACGGGTGGGCGGGTGGGGAAATTCCTCGAGAACAAGGACGGCGCCGTAGGGCTCAGGTTCAAGGATGCCCGGGAGGTAACAAGCGGCTGGTATTCGGACGCAACCCAAGAAGCTGAGCGCAAGGTCCAGCAGGCTGATGGGATTGTCGACAAAACGGTAGCGGCGATTCAAAACCCAAGCGTTATTGCCAAAGCCGTTGGAACGTCGCTTGGCGCCATGGGTGCGGGCGGGGCGGTCGCGCGGGGTATCGCGGCCATTCCCAAGGTGGCTGCGATGGGAGCGCGCGGCGCGGCTGCTGCTGGCGCGCTGGGTGAGGGTGTCGTGGGCGCGGGCTCTGCGGCCGAGCAGATCCGCCAGGAAACAGATGACGGGCTGCTCTCGCCGGGCCAGGCTGCGGCGGCGGCAGCCACGGGAGCGGCCACTGCGGGCTTCGGATATGCCGGTGGGCGCGTGGCGCAGCGCCTGGGCATTGGTGATGCCGAGACCATGCTGGCCCAGGGCAACAAGGGCATTGCCAAGCAGTTTGCCGATGACGCGGCCACGGCGGCCGCCAATCCTCTGCTGCAGCAGCGCGCGGTCAAGAGCATTCCCCGGCAGGTGATCGAAGGCGCCATCTCCGAAGGCTTCCTCGAGGAGTTGCCGCAGTCGGTTGCCGAACAGATCTTCCAGAACCTGGCCCTGGGAAAGGACTGGTCCCAGGATGTGGATACGGCGGTGGTGCTGGGCACGCTGTCGGGCGCGGCCATGGGCGGCGGCGCGGCGGGGTATCGGGCGATGCGAGAGCCACGGGTGCCTGCTGGTCAGCCGGGCGATGCTGCCGCCCAGCCCCCGGATGCCGGCGCAGAGCCCGTGGGCCTGCCCGATGTTGCAACCTACGGGCCGGCCATCGACCAGATGGTGCGGCCGGAAAACCAGCAGCAGTACCGAGATGCACTGGCACGCGCTCAGGATGAATCCCTGTCCCCAGAAGAGCGAAAAGCCGCAGCGGATTCGCTGCACCAGGCGTTCAGCCCGGATCTGTTCCAGCAGGACAGCGAGAGCCAACCCGCTGGCGAAACGCCTTCTGGCCTGTCGAAAGTGCGCGATGAATTCATGCGGCAGCTGGCTGTCCAGCAAGAGCCGGTCATCGATGAAGCACGGCTGCGCGAGCAGGGCATCACGCCTGCGCCGCAACTTGATGCCGCGCGCATAGACGCTGCCGTCGGCGAACTGCGCCCGTCCGAGGCCATGGGCCTGGACCCTGCTGCCGGCTCCCTGTCTGCAGCTGCTGCCATTGCCGTGGACTCCGGCGCGGCGGCTCAGGCCCAGCAGGCCAGTGCCATGGCCCAGGCCGCAGAGCAGGCGGAACGCGCACCAGCCAAGAAGAAGGCGTCCGAGCGCCGGGTAACTGCAGATCCTGCCACCGGCGAGATCGCGGGCGGGGCCATGGCCACCTGGACAGATGAAGACCTGTCCAACGCATTCCGCTCTGCCCAGGCCAAGAACGTGCGCCTGCAGCTGGCGCGCGAGCTGTCGCGCCGCCGCGCCGAGCGTGACCAGCAGACCCCGGCCACCGCGCCGGCCGCATCCGCAAATCCATCCACCCAGCAAGGAAGCATCGATGGCACACAAGCCGATCAAGCCCAGCCGCCGCGCGCGGAATCTTCGCCGGCAGCAGGAGCGCAGGGAGCGCCGGTTGCACGTCCTGGCCCTGCGCAGGGGCTGACCAATGGCACCACCTCGTCTCAGCACGATGGCTCGCAAGCAGGTGCGGCGCCAGGCCCGCAGGCTCAAGCGCCAGTCCAAACCCCTGCCCAGCGCATCGACGCTGGGCGCGCGGCCTGGGCCAGCATGCCCACCGCAGAGCGCAAGGCCCTGGCCAAGCGTGTGGGCGGTGTAAACGCTGCCATCAAAGGAAGTCTCCACGGCGCGCGCTGGGAGAACCTGAATGCGGAGCTGCAGCTCCGTCTTGCTGACGCCATGCAAGCGCAAGGAGCAACCAATGATTCAACCGCACCTGCAGTACGGCTGGCAGATGAACGCCCAGCAGGCCCTTCGGCTGCTGCGGAGGCTGGGGGCGGTGAGCCGGCAGGACGCGCGGCAGATGCGCAGCCTGCTGGGCCGCGAGGTGGAAGTGCCGGACAGCCTGCTGCCGGCGTGCAATCTGCTGTACTTGGCCGAAGTGGCGCCAGCGAACAGGCTGCCGCTGTAGCGCCTGCTGCTGCGCCAGCGCCCACGGCGGGCGAGCAGCAGGCCGTGGCCATCGCCAAGGAAGGGAACGACGCGCGGCGCGCCCAGCTGCTGGCCGCCAGCGAACGCTGGACCAGCATGCCGGCGGCCGAGCGCCAGGCGGTGGCCAAGGCCGCGAAGGGGTTGAACGCCCCGGCCCGCGCCGGGGCCCACACGCGGGCATGGGCTGACCTGGCGCCCAAGGTACGCGAGAAGCTGGCCGCCGCCATGCCCGATGCTGCTGCAGCACCTGCAGCACCTGCAGTCGTGGAAGCAGCTGCGCGGGAGGCGGCCACCAGCCAAGCCAACGACCTGCCCGAGCCCACCGATGCCCAGAAGGAGGCGGGCAACTACAAGAAGGGTCACGTCCGCCTGAACGGCCTGGACATCAGCATCGAGAACCCGGCCGGCAGCCGCCGCCGGCCCGAATGGCCTCCGCTGCAGAACCACTACGGCTACTTCAAGGGTTCCGTGGGCGCGGACAAGGACCATGTGGACGTGTTCATGACCGACCGTGCGAGCGATCCGGACCTGCCGGTGTTCGTCGTGGACCAGGTGAACCGAGATGGCTCGTTCGATGAGCACAAGGTGGTGCTGGGCGTGGCCGACGAGGCCGACGCGCGGGCAGCCTACCTGGGCAACTACGAGAAGGGGTGGACTGGCCTCGGCGCGATCACGCAGATGACGCAGGACGAATTCAAGACCTGGCTGCGTGATCCGGCGAAGACGAAGAAGCCGGCCGGCACGCTGCCCGGCGCAGCGCCTGCAACAACGAAGAAGCCGCGCGGCGTCCTGGCCAAGAAGGCAGCCGCTGAGGAGGCCGCCCGCGCCGACTACTTCACCCCGGGCAACATCGTGAAGGGCTACGGGGATAGCCATGTCCGCGTGGTCTCGTACACGCCCGCCAATGCCGATGGCGTCTGGAGCGTGACGGTGCGCCAGGTGGAGAAGCAGGGATCGGGCTGGCAGGATGTGTCGGGCGTGCGCGAGCGCACCCATGCCACGCAGCCCAGCGCACGCGAATTGAAGGCCGGGCCGGTGGAGCGCACCGAGGAACTGCCGTTCCGCCGTGGCGAATCCGATGGCCAGGGCCTGACCGATGACCAGATGGCCAACCTGCTGCGCATCATGCGGCCCGAGCCGACGGCGTTTTCCGATGCTGCGCGCGCCCAGGCCGTGGGCCAGGTGCGCGAGACGGTGGATGCCATCCGCAAGGGTTGGAGCAACGGGCCGGAAGTCGTGGTGGCCTTCGACATGAACGATCCGGCCGTGCCCGAGGCGGCGCGGCGCGCGGATTTGCGCCAGCGCAGCGGCGGCGCCAGTGGCGCGCCCGAGGGCTTCTACTGGCGCGGCAAGGCTTACCTGCTGGCCAGCAAGCTGAACACGCCCGCCGACGCGGCGCGCGTGCTGCATCACGAGGTGCTGGGCCACCACGGCCTGCGCGGCATGTTCGGGCCGGAGCTGAACAAGATCCTCAACCAGGTGGCCACCATGCGCCAGGCAGAGGTGGCGGCCAAGATCAAGGAATACGGCCTGCGTGGCGTCACTGACCTGAGCCGGCGCCATGCGGCCGAGGAAGTGCTGGCAGAGATGGCCGAGAAGACGCCGCAGCTGCATTTCGTTCGCCGGGCCGTGGCCGCCATCCGCAACTGGCTGCGGGCCAACGTGCCGGGGTTCAAGAATCTCAAGCTGTCGGATGCCGACATCATCCAGGGCTACATCCTGCCGGCGCGAGATTTCGTGGAGCGCGGGCAGCGTGCCGCTACCGACCGCATCGACCCTGTGTTCAGCCGGTCGGACTCGCCAGCCGCCACGCCGGACGCCATCATCGGCAGCACGCTCGGCAGCGCATCGAAGCATCCCGACTACGCTGCGGCAAAGGCGGGAGAGGTCGAGGCCGCCACGCGGCTGGCCGTGGACCTCGTGACGCCCGAGATGGTGGCGAAGGTGGCCGCTGCGCTGGGTGGTGCGCGACCGCGTGTGCTTCCGGTGGCAGCGGAGGAATCCTCGGGTCGCAACAAGATTCCGCGCGCCGTGGCCGAAGTCCTGGCGGCACGCCTTGGCCTGGAAACGGCGACGGGCATCGTGCAGGCGAACCGTGCACAGCGCACGGGTCTTGATGGGCTGGACCGCATCTTCGCGCCTGTGGACTTTGCTGGCACGGTCGAGCCGGGCGACTACCTTCTGGTGGATGACACTCTCACGCAAGGCGGCACCTTCGCTGCGCTGGCCAGCCACATCCGCGAGGGCGGTGGCAACGTTTCCGCCGTGGTTGCGTTGACCGGCAAGCAGTACAGTGCAAAAATCCAGCCCTCTCCCGAAACCCTGGCCTCCCTCCGTCAAAAACATGGTGACCTCGAAGACCAATTCCGCACGGCCACAGGCTACGGCTTCGACGCGCTCACCGAGTCCGAAGCCCGATACCTCGCGCGATTCGAGCCGGCTGAGCGACTCCGAGATCGAATCGCTGAAGAAGGACGACGCGCAGGCGAGCGAGCAGATCAAGGCAATCCTCGCCAAGGCGATGCAGGCGACGAACTGAGCTTCAGCCGCTCGCGGCTTTCGGAGATCAAGGACAGCGCTCTGGACCAGCTCCAGAAGACGATGTCCCACCCGGGCAAGGTCTCTGTCTGGGACAAGACCATCGGCACGATGCGCCACTTGGCCGAGCGTGCGCCAGCCTTCAAGCCGGTCTACGAAACCGCCCAGCGCAACATCGATGACGTTTCCATGCTGGCCAACGATGCGGCCGACCGGGCGCCGCGCCTGCTGCCGCGTGTGGACACCATCGGCGATCTGGTGGGCAAAAACCGAAAGACCCCCGTCTCGGCGGCCGACAACAAGGCCGTGGCGAAGCCTCTCTTCGAGGGCACGCTGCTGTGGGGCAGGGACGTGGACGGCAAGGCCGTGCTGGTGGACGAGCTGACCAAGAAGTACGGCAACCTGCCCGCCGATGACAAGGCCCAACTGCTGCTGCGCGCCGGCCGCCTGGACGACCGCATGCTGCGCGCCTGGCGCGGGCTGCCGCTGGCCCAGTATGAAGCGCTGGTGAATTCTCGCTTCGAGAGCAAGATGCTCAAGGCCGGCGCGGTATGGACGGATGCCGAACTGCAGACGATGTTTGGCGCGACGCCCAACCAGATCGCGCTGTACCGCGAGGCGCGCGCGGCCATCGACCGCTCCATCGACATGACCGCACGGGCGGACATGATGCGCGCGCTGGGCGACGAGTACGCTGGCATGCGTGACTTGGTGCTGGATGCGCCCAAGCTCTCGGACGCTCTGGAGCTTCTGACCACCACGCTGCAACACGACGCCAAGGCCAAGCCGGAGCTGGCCGACCGGCTGCTGCAGCTGAACAACCTGGTGGTGGACCGTGCCGCCACGGCCAAGGATCTGCAGGACGCCGGGTATGCGCCGCTATCGCGCTTCGGCCGGTACACGCTGGACGTGGTGGATCAGGATGGCAATCGCCAGTACTTCGGCATGTACGAGACCATGAAGGACGCCAACCTGGCCATGATCCAGATGGCCCAGGCCTTCCCCGGCGCCGTGATAACCCAGGGCACGATGAGCCAGCAGTCCTTCAAGCTGTTCGCTGGCATCACGCCCGAGACGCTGGAAATTTTCAAGGACATGGTGGTGGGCAAGGAGGCCGACGCGGCCACGCGCAAGGTGTTCGATGAATACCTGAAGCTGACCAAGAACAACCACAGCGCCTTAAAGCGCCTGATCCAGCGAAAGGGCATCGAGGGCTACAGCGAAGACGTGGGCCGCGTGGTGGCCAACTTCATCTATAGCAATGCGCGCCAGGGCGCGGCGGGCCTGAATGCCGGCACCATGGATCGCGCGATCAACGACATCCCGAAGGAACAGGGCGAGCTGAAGGACCTGGCCATGGGCCTGCGCAGCTACATCCGCGATCCCCAGGAAGAGGGCCAGGCCGTGCGAGGCATGCTGTTCGCGCAGTACCTGGGCGGCTCGCTGGCTTCGGCCGCCGTGAACATGACCCAGCCCTTTGCGGTGACGCTACCCTGGCTCAGCCAGTTCGGCGGCATCCGTGCGGCCAGCGGCCAGATGGCGCGGGCGCTGAAGGATATGGGCACGCGCGGCATGAAGTACGAGACTGACCTGGCCCACGCGCTGAAGTCCGCCGAGGACGACGGCGTGGTCTCGCCACAGGAAGTGCACCAGCTCATGGCCCAGGCGCGCGGCGCGGGCGGCCTGCGCTCTGGTGACGGTACGCGGGCCGGGGATGCGCGCGCGGCGGCCGGCAATGCCTGGGAGCGCGCCAAGGTGGCCTGGGGCCAGCCCTTCGCCCTGGCCGAGCAGTTCAACCGGCGCTCCACTTTCATCGCAGCCTTCCGCATCGCCAAGGCCCAGGGCATGGATGATCCGGGCGCCTTTGCGCGCAAGGCGGTGCTGGAAACGCAGTTCGTCTATTCCAAGGCCAACAAGCCCCAGTGGGCGCGCGGCGCGGTAGCCGGCACTCTTTTTACGTTTAAAACGTATAGCGTCTCCTACCTGGAGCTGATGCAGCGCATGTGGAAGCAGGGCGGCCCGGAGGGCAAGCGCGCCGTGGGCTGGGCCCTGGCCATGCTGCTGCTGATGGGCGGCGCCGGCGGCGTGCCCTTCATGGAAGACGCCGAGGACCTGATCGACGGCGTGGGCCAGATGATGGGCTACAACCTCAGTTCCAAGCAGTGGCGCAAGGAGGCGCTAGCCGGCATCGTGGGCAAGGAGCTGGCCGAGTTCCTCGAGCAGGGCGTCTCTGGCCTGCCCGGTGCTCCCATCGACGTGTCCGGGCGCTTGGGCATGGGCAACCTGCTGCCCGGCACCGGCCTGCTGCTGACCAAGCAAGGCCGCGAGCGGGATCTACTCGAGGTGGTGGGGCCCGCGGGCGATCTGGTGATGCGTGGCTTCAAGGCCGGTGGTAAGGCGCTCACGGGCGATTTCGGCGGTGCTGCGCTGGAGGTGTCTCCCACGGCGGTGCGCAATGCGTTCAAGGGCGCGGACATGGCCGCCAGCGGCATGTACAAGGACACCAAGGGCTACAAAGTGATCGACACCACGCTGGCCGAGGCTGTGGCCAAGGCTGTCGGCTTTCAGCCCAAGAGCGTGGCTGAGATCCAGGAAGCCAACAGCTTCATGCAGCGAGCCAAGAGCTTCTACAGCCTGACCAGCAGCGAGATAAAGGCGCAGTGGGCGGATGCGCTGTTCCGCAAGGACGAGGGCGCCCTGGCGCGCGTGCGCGCACGGCTGGCCGATTGGAATCAGAACAATCCAGAGCAGCCCATCGTCGTCAAGATGCCCGACGTGTGGAAGAAGGTGCGCGAGATGGGCAAGGATCGCATTGACCGTATCGCGGACAACTCGCCCAAGGCGCTGCGTCAGCAAATGCGTGAGATGGCTGCGGAGGCACGGTAATGCACAGCGGGGATCGGCGCACTACCTGGTGGGTGAAGCCCACGGCGCCGAGCCCCAGGATGATGAGCCAGTAGGTCTCAATCATCGAGCGGCGCTCGGCGAGTGGATCGGTCTTAGCGAGGTTCAAGAACGTGCCAGATTCAGTTTTTCCGCATTCTGAATAGCCCGTCACCTTGATATGCTCCGCAGCGCCCTTGTCTCGGGATCGTGCCAGCGTAAGGTAGTGATCCGGTAGTATTAATCCAGCTCCACCCATTCATGTTGAATGTCGAGCAGACATATATTTCCGCACCCTTGGGTAGATTTCGAGTATCTCTTATATAGTAGGTGGTGTTAAATGTGTAGTCTGGGCATCCTCCAGCCTCAGTGCGGTACACGGCCATTCCCCATGGGAGATTGGTGTGGCAGCTCTTGCTCAAATCGCCACCATCAACTACTTGAAACTCGCGCCATGCCACCCATGATGGACTTGCGGTAGTTTGGAGAATGATTGTTCTGACAGGGATTTCCTTCAGATTTTTGTATTCGATCCACTTGTTGTCTTCCGTGTACCCCGAGATTTCTCCAAAGTGAAACCACTCGCCTGCGTCATTTCGCCCCCAAACATGATGGACAGTATTGCCTGCTGGATTTTGCGAGGGAAGCATGCGCAATTTCAAGAAGACTCTCTCGGAACCGAGGTCAATATCTATCCACTGAGTAGGGCCTCCTCCAGCATTCCATGAGGTATTTGGATTGCCATCCGCCGCTTTCGTCATGTCGGCAACGTTGCCGGACGCGTTGGTGATTGAGATCGGCAGCAGCACGCCGGGGCTTTGTGCGGATGCACCCGCCGCGAACATTGCAGCAGCTGTTCCAATTGACGCAGCCACCAACTTGAATGATTTCATTTGCAACTACTCCTCCAGTGTGTGAAGTCATGCATGCTAATAGAGTTTTGCCCTTGTATTTTTAGATTTCCCCTATTGAGCTGTGAATAAATTACTGCAACCTATTGGTTATTAAGCAAACTATTACTTTGCTAACTATTGGAGTAATGAAAATGTAATTGGTCGCACACTTTCGCGGAGCGCGTGCCCCGGCTAGGGTTCGACCAATGGATGCACGCCCGGGAAACTGCGGGCCATGCCATCCACCCCCAAGCCCATCGGCCCGTTCCCCCTCGGAATGGACAACCGCGCGCCCGACTTCAAGCTCGGGCTGCCCGAGGGCGCCGGCCACCTGCTGCGTGATGCGCTGAACGTCGATGTGACGGCCCAGGGCTCGCTCAAGACGCGAGGCGGTTATGCGTTGGCGGAGCAGGGCCTGGACTGCCATTCGGGCTGGTCGCCGCTCGATGGCTCCTATGGCCTGTACTGCGACAGCGGCGATATCTTCCGCATCGATGTGGATGCCTCGGGCGCCACCACGCGCACCCAGGTCGCCGCGGGCTACGGCCGGGTCACGCCCGTGGTCTATGCCGAGGTCAACGAGGCTGTGTACTTCACGGACGGCATCCGCGTAGGCTCCTACCACCCCGTGCCTGGCCCGACGCCGCGCTGGCTCGATGCCCAGCCGCAGGTCGTGGGCGATGTGCAGTTCTCGGTCATGCCTGCAGGCAGCAGCATTGCCTACCAGGGCGGCCGGCTGCTGGTGGCTGTGGGATCGGCGCTGATCTACAGCGAGCCGTTTACGGCGGGCCTGCGCGACGAGTCGCGGGGCTTCGAGATTTTCCCGGCGCCCATCACCTGCATCGCGGCCGTGGAGGCCGGGGTGTTCGTGATGGCGGACAAGACCTATTTCCTGGCCGGCGGCCTGCCGGCGCAGTCCATGCGCGCGGTGTTGCCGTACGGCGCGCTGCAGCAGCAGGCCGGGTATCGGCTCGCGGCCACGGGTGGCACGGACGGCGCGCACTGGATGAGCACGCGCGGCATCGTCTCGGCGCGGCCCGACGGGTCGCTGGCCAACCTGCAGGCCGAGCACATCGCCATGGATGCCTCGGGCGCTGGCGCAACGCTGTACCGCGAGGCCGACGGCATGCGCGCCATCGTGGCCACCCTCTCTCAATCCCCCAGCACTTCGGCCGGCGTGGGCTCCTATGCCCAGGCCCGGCTCGTTCGAAAGGCCCAGCCATGAACACCAACCACGCCATCCCCTGCGGCTTTGTTTACGACCTGGTGCTGCGCCGCCGCGCCGACGACGCGCTGGTGCACCGGGAGCGCCTGCACAACCGCGTCCCGGGCGAGGGCCTGGACCTGATCGCCAATGCCTGTTTCAAAGGCGCGGCCATGCCGGCCAACCTGTTCATCGGGCTGTGGTCCGGCTCCTATGTGCCCAACGGCACCGAGACGGCCGCCACGCTGCCTTCTCTGGTGACCGAGGTCACGCAGTACGACGGGGCTACGCGCAAGGCCTGGGTGCCGGGCAGCGTTTCGGCCGGCGGCGTGAGCAACGAGCTGAGCCTGGCGCGGTTCAGCTTCACCGGCATGCAGACCGTCAACGGCGTGTTCGTGAGCAGCAGTGCGGGCAAGGGCTCGGACACCGGCGCGCTGCTGTCCATCGTGCGCCTGCCGGTGGCACGCACCGTCGATCCCGCCTTCTATCTGGAGATCCTGGCGGGCTTCCAGTTCATTTCCGTTTCCTGATCCAGCTTTCTGAGGACCACCACCATGACGACCAAAGCCTCTACCGGCCTTCGCAATCACATGCTCGCCACGGGCTCGCTCAAGGCGGCCCTGGATGGCGGATTCCTGGAGCTGTACGGCTGCCCGGATGTGTCGATTCCGGCCACCGCCGACGCCGCGCTCGACCCTGCCGTGCACAAGCTGCTGGCCCGGATGTACAGCGACGGCACCTCGGCGGGCCTGACCCTCGCCCTGGCCGCCGCCGACGGCTTCATCGAGAAGCTCGCCTCGCAGACCTGGTCTGGCACTGTCATCGAGACGGGCACTGCGCGGTTCTTCCGCTTTACCGCAGCCGGTGATACCGGAGCGGCTTCCACGACCCAGCCCCGTCTGCAGGGCACCATCGCGCGTGCGGGCGCGGACCTGAACATCACCAGTGTGGATCTGGCGGTGGGCGCGCCGCAGGCGGTCAACTTCTTCTCCATCGCGCTGCCGGCGTTCTGATCGGGGCGCGGGCATGGCTGCTGGAACGCTCGTCTACGAGGCCGGGGCCCTGCTGCCCCAAGCCGACGTGCTCGTGGCCGTGGTGGCCGCCGATGATCCCTACCTGGGCCTGGACTTCCAGGACCTGATCGATGCGGCGCACTGGGCGTTCGGCTGGAACGGGGATGCGATCAACCCGTCGCGCGGCTTCCTCGAGCTGGGCCTGCCACCGGCGCCGGACTTTGAGGTCCGCGCTCCGGCCCAGCTGGTGCGCACGATCAACGTGGGCCTGTACCAGGTCACGGTGGCCGGTGAGCCCGTCGGTGTCACGGCGGACGTCACTCTGCTGTACAAGGACACGAACGAGGGCGTGCATGAGTTCGACCTGGACGCGGCCGGTGCTGTGGTCAAGCCGGTCAACGTGCCTTCGACGGTGCAGGAGCTGCGCCTGGTGAGCCTGGGCGGTGGCTTCCAGGTACTCGACGGCGAGGTGTTGCTGGGCGAGATCACGGCAGCCGAACTGGCGGGCACGGAATTCGAGTGGCAAGAGATGCGGCCCTATGCGCTATCAGCGACGAACCGTGTGCAGGCCGATGGCGCCTTCAACGGCATTGATCGCCTTGCTGCCTTCTGGTGGAACGGCACCAGCGGAGGCGGCCCCTCCGAGTTCTGGACCGACTTCCTGCTGGCGCGCGAGGAGCTGTGATGCTGATCCACAAGGACCTCAAGGGCGATGCCGGCGGGCCAGAGCACCAGGCGCTCAAGGGCATGCTGGATGTGGGCAACACCTTCATGACCGACCGGCGCGACGGCAGCGAGGTGCAGCGCTCGGGCGAGTTCGTCACCATGCGCCGCACGGGTGGCGAGGTCGTGCAGCTGGTGTCGCTGTGGGAGCCGCCGGACGCGCGCCGCCTGACGGATGGCTATGCACAGGCCGTACCCGACGATGTGGCGCCGCCCGCCCCGGGCGCGCCCGACGCTGTGCCCCGGGTGCAGCTCATGGCGTCTGCGCTGGACGAGCAGCAGGGGCCGCTGTCCTTCGGCAACCTGGCCGCTTCCAAGCTGCAGACCCGCGTGCCGCGTTTCACCCGTGTGGAGACCCGTGTGGAGACGGCTGACCATGCCACCAAGAACGGCAAGCGGCGGCTGTTCAGCTTGGGCGACGGCACGGTGCTGCTGGTGCGCGAGGTCTCGGCGGCCGGCGACACGCGGTATTTCGCGGGGATGAATGGCTTCGCGCAGCCCGTGCGCCGCGTCGGCCGCTGCACGGGTGTCGATCTGGTGCGCATGGACCCGGACCGGCCGGCCGGCGGCAAGGTGCTGCTCTCGTTCGGCGTGCACAGCGGCCTGGGCTTTGACCCGGGGTCGCGCTCCATCGATTTCTTCGCAGACGACGATCAGCTGTACGACGCGAGCAAGGTCTATGCGGCCAACGCCGGCCTGCTGTTCGGCAGGGTCTTGCTGAGCATGCGTGCCGACCCCAGCAGCACCTATGCCGTGGCCGAGCCGGCCATGGCCAAGCAGGATGGCAAGAGCTATCTGAGCCTGGTCGCCGTCCATGGCCTGGCCGAGGACTGCTACCACCCCGATTCCTCGGGCCTGTACCGCCTGACCTGCACACGCACCACGGCCAATGGCGTGCAGACCTCCAAGATCACCATGCCCGCTGCCGTGGGCCCTGGGCAGTACATGGCACCGGTGGAGATGGACCTGGTGCGCCTGTCGCCCCAGACTCTGGTGCTGGCCCTGCGCATGACCACGCTGCGCCTGCCCGGTGGCGGCAGCCAGGGCGCGGCCAGCGCGGGCTGGGCCTATCTCTGGAGCGACGACAACGGCGCCACCTGGGTCCATGTGCCGCATACCGGGATCACGGATGGCAACGCCGCGCCCGTGATCGCCGCCATGGTGCCGCGCGACAAGGACACGCTCCTGCTGGTCTCCGCGCTGCAGCTGGACAGTCTGGTACCCGCGCCCGATGCGGCCAGCGTGCAGGTCTATGCGTTCACCCGCGCCGGCGCCACGCGCATCAGCACCATCCCGGGCAGCCGGTTCAGCGCAGGGCTGCATGCTGGCGATGTGATCGGCGGCCTGCGGCACTACCCGCCTTACTGGGCCGTGGGCTACGGCGGCGGCGTGCGCGTGGACAGGAAGCCGCTGCTGTGGGTCCAGTTCGATCCCCAGTACATCCACGCCGAGGGCTCGCCGGGCGTGATCGACTATCCCGGCAGCCGGGCCCAGCTCATGGTCTCCGATGACGGCGGCGCCACCTGGGAGCGGCGGATGCTGCCCCAGCCCTGGCCCCAGCGCGTGGGCTTTGTCGTGGCGCTGGACCAGCGCACGCTGGCCATCCCCGTCTACGGCCCGCGCCAGACCGACGACAGCGGCGCCATCCTGCCGCTGGCCGTGAAGCTGTACACCAGCCGCGACGGGGGCCAGCGCTGGCGCGCCACGGCGCTCAGCATGCGCTTGCCGTACTGGGCCTGGGTGGACGGCCAGCTGCTGCCCGGCTCCAGCGGCTACGACATCGACGACTCGCGCTTCGACTTCAACCGCGGCGAGCTGTTCCCCGTGCTGAGCCTGCGCGACGACAACGGCGAGCTGCTGCCCATGAACCCCGGCCGGCCCTGGATGGCCGACCACCGCGCCAAGGAGCCCGCCAATGGTTAACGCGCTGATCAAGAACAAGAAGCTGGTCGAGTTCGTGCCGGCCACGCCTGCGGACCCGGGGTTCCCGGGGCAGCCGGCCATCCCCGAGCGCGTCACCTACGAATGGCGCGATGTGCGGGTCGAGGCTGGGCCGCACGAGATGCAGCGGCTGGAGCGGGAGCTGCCCGGCGGAGAACGCCTGGTGTCCTGGCGCACGCCGCTGGATGTGCTGCGTGAGCGCGTGGGCAACCCATCACTCAGCGCAGCGACAGCCCACTACAGCGATGTCTGGGCCTACGTGCAGACATCCGACTATGCCGACGCCCAGCGCGTGCCCCTGACCTGGACCAGCGCCTGGATCATGCGCCGCGAGAACGTGCGCATCGTGATACCGGCCCAGCCTGCGATCCCGGCGCGGCCGCCGAAGGTCGCCACGCCGGAGCGCCGCACCTACGACTGGCACTTCGGCTGGAACGGTGGAGCGCACAGCCTGCGCGAGCTGCCGGCCAGCTGGATCGGCACGGCCAGCTTCGTGATTGGCAAGCCCGTGGGCGCCGTGGTGGGCTTCACCCTGGCCAGCCAGGTTCCGCGCGTGAGCCGTTCATCGTTCGCCAATGTGGAGTACGGCCTGCTCTTTGGGGATGGCCAGGTCAACGTTCGCCATGCCGGCGTCACGCTGCAGCGCGTGGGCTCGATGACGGGCAATGACACGGTGCGCGGCCAGGTCGGAGGCGGGCGCATCGAGTGGTTCCTGAACGATGTCAGCGTCTACAAGGGGCGCTTTGCGATGACCGGACCCTATGTGCTCGATGCTGTGCTGTATGCCGGTGATGACGTCGTGGACGCGCCCCGGCTGCAGGACGGTGTGGTCGAGCAGGACGGCACGGCCGTGCTGAACCTGGCGCCGCTGCAGGTGGAGGGCCAGGCGCTGGAGCCTTTGGAGATCCGCATGGGGCTGCAGCCGCTGGACCTCTTCGCCGCTGACCGGCCGCTGGCCCAGGTCAAGGCGCGGCTGCAGCCCCTGCGCGTGGCCGGCGACCCCATCCCGCGCGGCGCGCTGCGGCTGGCCGGCGCCCAGGTCCGGGCATCGGACGCCCGCAATGACGCCGTGGCGCGGCCCACGCTGGCGCGCCTGCAGACCACGGCCGAGGTCGAGGTGGGAGAGGGCGCCTGGATCCCGCAGTACTCCATCGGCACGGCCTTCGTGCCGCCGCCCGTGGTCAACGGCTCCATCATCAGCGGCCAGGGCCACGACTACCAGATGCGCCTGGGCCCGGCCTTCACCGTGGCCTCCCAGGACCGGCATGCCGAGGGCCGGCTGGCCCTGGGGCCCGTGCAACTGCTGTCCGATGTGGAAGCGCTGACCCACCTGGTGCGGGCGCAGGACCTGCTGAGCGCTGAGGCGGCGCTGAACGCCAGCGGCTATGTGACCCTGGTCATCGCCGAGCGCGTGGGCGCCTCGGGCGCGCTGACGCTGGGCGCGGCCGGTCTGGTGCTGGACGTGAACGAGCAGATCAGCTGCGCGGCCGAGACGGAGATCTCCGGGGCCATCGTGGCCAGCGTGCTCGAGCATCTGGGCGCCGTGGAGCGCTATCGGGCGCTGGTGTTCCGGGTCGTGGACGGTCAGCCTGTGCTGGTCGATCCGGGCCATGCCTGGGTCGTCAATACCGAATCCAGCGCCTCCACCCGCTACGAGGGCTACGCCTTCGACAGCTTCATGACCGTGGGTGGCCGGCAGTTCGGCTTGCGTGCCGATGGCGTCTACAGCCTGGGCGGCACCACCGATGCCGGCCTGCCCATCGAATGGGGTGCGGGCCTGGGCAAGCACGACTTCGGCAGCCAGGCCATCAAGCGGCTGGAGTCCGTGCATGCGGGCGTCTCGGCCACGGGCCAGCTGTATGTGCGCATCGGCGACGGCCAGCAGACCTACACCTACCGCGCGCGGCGCGTGGATGCGGTGCAGCGTGTGCAGCGCTTCGATCCGGGCCGGGGCCTGGCTGCCAACTACTTCACCTTCGACCTTGTGGGTGAGGGCGCGGCCGAGCTGGACAACATTGTTTTCGGCGTGGTCGCGGGCCAGCGCCGGATCGGGAGGGGCTGACCATGGCCAATGGACGCGCGCTGCCATCAGCGATTTTGTTTGACGAGCTGCTGGGCCGTGCCTGGGGCATTGCGCTGCAGAAGTACGGCGAAGCCCAGGCCATCGAATCTCCGGTGACATCCTTCACCCCCGCCAGGACCGATGGCGCCTACCGGCTGCCCCAGTACAGCAGTGGGTTCAATCCCGCTTCCGCTGGCAGCTGGGTGGCCCAGCACGACAAGGCCCTGGCCCGGCAGCTGGATCAGGTGGCCGACGAATGGGCCGTGGAGTTCCAGGGCGTGATGGACATCGTGGCGCCCGTGGGCCCGGGCTGGCGCAATGCCGTGGACTGGCTGCGCGCCACCATGCACGGCCAGGACGGCCTGGGCTATGTCGGCCAGGACCACCGGCTGGCCCAGGCCCAACAGCAGGGCCTGCAGGTGCTGGGGGGACTCAACCAGCGCGGGCTGCCCGTGCCGGCCGGCGCGGCCCAAGCGCTGCAGGCCGTGGCCGGCGGCGTGGTGGACCTGTACCAGGGCCGACTGGCCGCCCAGATGACAGCCGCCCGCGAAGCCGAGCGCCGCCGCCTGCTGGTGGACGCCGTCACCGAGCTGGCGCGCCTGCGCAATGCCGCGCTGGACACGGCCATGGACTTCGTGTTCGGGCGCATGAACATCATGTACGACGTGTTCGGCCGCAACAACGAGTACCTGACGCGCGTGCGCCGCGACGACCAGGCCCTCGCCGCCCAGATGCAGGTGGCCAGCGCCGAGCTGCAGCGCTGGGACGCCCAGGTCCTGGCCAACCAGGACGGCAGCGCCGCCTCGCAGCGCACCGTCAAGGCCATGAACGACCGCGCGCTGGAAGTCATCGGCCTGAACGTAGAGCAGCAGGTCAAGCGCCTGCGCCGCCTGTCCACCGGCTCCGCATCGGCGCTCAACAGTGCCGGCGTTTCGGTGAACTCGCAGGCCACCGAATCCAACACCGTGAACGCCGAGGAGTAAGCATGGCCACCACCGGCATCGCAATGCAGGGCCTGTCGGCCGCCATCGTCTACACCGCCATCGACAAGATCGGCAAGATGATCACGGACGCCGAAGGCCGGATGCAGTCCAAGATCGGCCCGGCCATCACCCAGATCATCGATGGCATCCCGGGCGAACCCGATGTCGCCAAGGCCAAGCACAGCAACAGCCTATCGGCCGTGCTGACGGCCCTGGGCCCGGCCTCGGGCGAGGCTTCGGCCCCGGTCGTGGGCCAACTGCCCCAGGTCATCGAGCAGGCCGTGGGTACGTTCTTCACGGGCTATAGCAGCGTGGTCAACGACCTGTTCCCGGGTCTGCTGGACGCAGGCGCCGACGCGGATGCGTGGATCCAGTCGGCCCTGACATCGGCGGTGGGCACGACCTACATCGAGAGCGTGGACCGCGTGGCCGGCGACACCGCCTTCGTGCTGGCGCGCAAGGACGCCTGGGCAGGGGAGCGGGATCTGCTGGATTCCGCCGCCGCCAGCGGCCACCGCTTCGCCCCGGGCGCCACGCACAACGCCATCGCGCGGCTGCACGCCGAAAGCACCCGGGCAGCAGCCGATGCCATCGCGGCCACCCACGCCGCGCGCCTGCGCGAAGAGCGCGAGACCAAGATGCGCCTGGTGCGCGCCGAACTGGACCAGCGCATGGACCGCATCAAGCAGCTGCACCAGCAGACGGCCCAGGCCTTCCGCGACAAGCTGCGTGCCCGAGGCCTGTGGATCAGCGACCAGGATGCCGTGATCGACAGCTACAACCGCAGCTACGCGCTGCCCGCCCAGTTCAACGCCCGACTGGCGCAATTGGCCCAGGAAGCAGCCCAGCGGCACTACAAGAGCACGGCCGACGCCCTGCAGATCAGCGATGTGGCAGTGGACGTGGCCAAGCTCAAGATGGTCAACGGCCAGGAGATCGTGGACATGCTGGGCAACATGGTGACGACGCTGAACAACCAGATCCGGGCCAGCGGCAGCTACAGCGGCAGCGAGCGGGATGTGACGGACTGGGATTCGATCCTGAATCCGTGATGCACTGAGCCGCGCCCCCGGCTAGGGTTCGCTACTGCAGTCCCTGGCCGGGACACTGCTGGGCATGACCAAGCCGGCCAAGCTCAACTTCACGATCTACCAGGGCGCCACGTTCCGGCGGCGCCTGCGCTGGCTCAACCCCGACAAGACCCCCATTGACCTGACAGGCTGCACAGCCCGCATGCAGGTGCGCGAGGAGGTCGAGTCTACGGCCGCGCTGCTGGAACTGACCACGGAGAACAGTCGAATTGCCTTGGGCGGCACGGCCGGCACGGTGGATCTGCTGGTCGATGCGGGCACCACGGCGACCATCGCCTGGAGCGGCGGGGTGTTCGATCTGGAAATCGTCCACCCCGGCGGCGAGGTCACGCGCCTGGCCCAAGGCTCCTGCTGTGTGAGCCCGGAGGTCACCCGTGGCTGACGTGCTGGTCGTGCACGAGACCGAGATCCTGGCTGAAGAGGCGCAGGACTCGGTGCTGGTCGAGCAGGTCCAAGAAACCGAGATCGTTGAGCTGGGACAGCAGGGGCCTCCTGGCCGTCAGGGCCCGCCAGGTCCAGCCGGCGACGCCATCACGGTCAAGGTCGGCCCATCCCCCATCAGCGGCCACAGCGTGGTGGCCTGCAACGCCCTGGGTGAGCTGATCGCGGCCGACTCCACCAATCCCACGCACCGTGGCGCTGTGCTGGGCGTGGTGGCCGATGCCTACAGCCCAGGCGACGACGCTGTGGTGCAGACCGGCTTTGTGCTGGAGCACAGCGGCTGGACCTGGACGTCCGGCCCGGTGCTGGTCGGGCAGGCCGGCCAACTGGCCCAGGCGTTGCCGCCAGGCGCGTTGTTCTCCCAAGTCATCGGGGAGGCCCTGTCCGCCACCCGCGTTCTCATCGACATCAACCCACCCATCACCCTTGCATAGGAGGCCACCATGGCTGCCAAGAAATTTCTCCGCCTCGTCAACAACTTGGTCACCGAGGTGCTGGGCATCCAGACCTCGGCCGGCGCGGCCAATGCGGGCGACATCGTGGCCCTGGACGATTCGGGCCGCATCGACAACAGCATGATGCCCGTGGGAATTGGCGCCGACACCGCCGTCATCGCAGCCAGCGAGGCGCTCGCGGCCGGCGACTGGGTCAACGTGTGGAACAGCACGGGCGCCAAGGTCCGCAAGGCCGACGCCACAACGTCCGGCAAGGAGGCGCATGGCTTCGTGCTGGCGGCCGTCACCAGCGGCGCCAACGCTACGGTGTACTTCGAGGGCACGAATACCCAGGTCACCGCCCAGACCCCTGGGCCTGTATTCCTGCAGACCACTGCGGGCACGGGCGGCGCCACGGCACCCAGCGCATCGGGCAACGTGGTGCAGCGCCTGGGCGTGGCCGTGAGCACCACCGCCGTGAACTTCGAGGGCGGCGTGCCCGTAGTGCTGGCCTGATCCGCCATGGCTTCTCGGCGTCCCCTGGTCAACGTCAGCGGCAGCATCCGCGAGCTGCCCACGGGAGACACGCTGGCCGGCGTGCGCGAGCTGCTCACCGCCGCGCGCACATACTACGTCCGCACCGATGGCAGTGACAGCAACACCGGGCTTAGCAATACGGCGGGCGGGGCGTTCGCCACTGTGCAGAAAGCAGTGGACACCATTGCGAACCTCGACCTTGGCACCCAGCAAGCCACGATCCAGGTTGCAGACGGAACCTATGCGCCGTTTGAACTGCGCTCATGTGTTGGCGCATTGGCTCCTCGAATCGTAGGCAACACGACCACCCCCGCCAATGTGCTTATCAGTGCGACTTCAGCGAGCGTCAATGCCGTGCGTGCCGTGAATGCAGGAGCTTGGGCGCTGGGTGGACTGAAACTGCAGGCGACGGGATCGGGTGCTTCCGGCCTTCGAGCGGAAGGCAGAACCACGGTGACGTTCAGTGATTTCACCGAATTTGGCGCCTGCGCAAGTCGGCACGTGTTCTCGCGTGGTGGCGCTGCCGTTTACATCGTGGCAAACACGCGCATCACAGGCGCCGCACAGACCTTTTTCGAAGCGGCCTACGCCGGGGCATATTTCGAATATGTTGGCGGTTACACATGCACGATTGTCGGCACTCCAGTTGCTGGATATGCCACCGTGGTTGCCGGGCTCTGCTCTGTCGTCGTTATCAACGCAATCACGTTCTCCGGCAGTGCCACAGGCATTCGATATGCAGTCGGCACGAATTCCGTGATTCAGACCTTCGGGTCTGGCGCCAATTACTTCCCTGGTGATGCTGCTGGAACGAATGATGGATCGGGGGTCTACTCGTGACCTATCAGCTCTCGCAAGACGCCGGGCACGTCTACCTCTGGACTGACGGTGTGCGCGCCACGATTCCTCTGGCCTCGGCGCCAGAGTTCCCTCTCAGCCCTGACGCTGTCGCATACCGCGCCTGGCTCGCGGCTGGCGGCGTGCCGATACCTGCAGAGCTGCCGCCTGCTGTGGAGCTTGCCGCCACGCTGCGCCAGGCCCTGGCAGCCGAGTACCGCAGGCGCATGCAAGTCATCGCAGCCGGATACCCGCTGAGCGAGCGCGAGAGTTGGCCCGTGCAGACGGAGGAGGCGAGGGCGCTCGAGGTCGACCCAGCAGCGGCCACGCCCTGGATCGATGCCGCAGCGTTGGCGCGCGGGCTGGACCGCCTGGTGCTGGCCGAGCGCATCCGCGAGAAGGACGACAAGTACCGGCAGGTGCATGGGCTGCTGACGGGCACACGGCAGCGCATCGAGGACCAGATCTACGCTGTGGCCGACGACGCCCTGGCGCTGTCGCAGATCGATGTCGCGGCCGGCTGGCCTGCGGCCCCCGTGTAGGGTTCGCCAGCGCGGCCCGGCCCCGGAATCATCGGGGTCATGAAAACTGAAACCCTCGACTCCATCGGCGCCGCCGGCAACAAGGTCACCATCGCAGGGGCCGGCTTGTCTGGGGCGGGTTACATCACCGCAAGTGAGTTTGCGGCTATCGTAGGCGCTTTGGTGGCCCTGGCTGGCGTGGCGATCACTTGGTACTACAAGCGAGAAGCCAATCGACGATTGGTCGCAGAGCACGCTTTGCGGCAGCAAGAGCGCCAGATTCGCATCGATCTCATGCGCGCGACACGCCAGCCGGTGCCTCACGACACGAATATGGGCGCCCTTGAGGACGTGGACTGATGGCCGCCCGAATTCAGTCCAGAGTCATCTGGGTGGCCGCCCTCGGCGGCTTTGTGACGCTTTTGTCTCCGACCTTGGTCCAGCACCTGGAGCAGTGGGAGAGCGGCCCCAAGAGGGTATTGGTGGTCTACGCAGACAGCATGGCCGGCGGCCTGCCAACGGTCTGCAACGGTCTGACGCGCCACGTCACTACCACCCCCATCGTTGTCGGCCAGCGGTGGACCGAGGAGCAGTGCGTGGCAGAGGAGGCTGCGGCGCTGGAGCGTGTGCAGCGGCAGGTGATTCCCTGCTTCAAGAGACTCCCGCCGCCCAGCGTGCTCGACATGGCCAGCAGCCATGCCTGGAACCTGGGTGCACCGGCCACCTGCGGTAGCGGCGCCATGGCCGCATGGAATCGGGGTGAGTGGGAGCGCGGTTGCCAGCGCATCAGCCGCGGCGATGACGGCAGCGTGGTCTGGAGCTTCACGAGTCACATTGAGCCGAAGACCGGCCGGAAGGTCTACACCTTCGTCCAGGGCCTGGCCAACCGGCGCGCCGACGAAACGAAGAAGTGCGGGGCGGACCTATGAACCCGATCCTCTGGGCAATGTGGTGGTACTGGTGGAGGGGCGGGCGGTGATCGGGATCACACCGAAACTGCTCGCGGCCGCTGTCCTCGCGCTGCTGGTGAGCCTGCTTGGCAACGTGCTGCTGACCAGGGCCTACCTGGGCCAGCGTGACGCCGCCGCAGTCGCGCGCGCCAGTGTGGGCGAGATGACCCAGCAGCGGGACGGCGCTCGCGACCTGGCCGCCGCCTGCAGCGATGCAGTCGATGACCTCCGCGAGCTGGCCGACCGGCGCAAGAAAGAGGGCGAGGCCGCGCGAACCAGCGCCGCCGCACAAGCCCGGAAGCACGAGCAGCGCGCCGATGAGATCCTGGCCAAACCCCCAGCCGTGCCCGGCGATGCCTGCGCGAGCGCCCAGCACCGGGTGGACAACTGGCTGCAGGGGAGGGCGAAGCCATGAAATTGACAAATTGCTCAATTCGTCAATTCGCAGTGCTGGCTGCCCTGCTGGCCCTGGCCGGCTGCCAGGCGCCACCGGCGCGCGTCGAGCTGCAGCGGGTGAACGTGCCCGTGCCAGTGGCATGCGACGAGCCGGTGCCTGAGCGACCGGCCATGCCCACCGAGCAGCTGCGCCCCGGCGCCACGGTGGATCAGTTCACCCAGGCCGTCCTGGCCGAGATCGAGCGGCGCGAGGCCTACGAGATCAGGCTGACAGCGGCCCTGGCCAACTGCCGCCGCCCCATTACCCCGAGCCTGCCGGCCGCAGGCACCACCACAGAGAGCCACCCATGACACAACACACCTGCGGCAGTGCCTGCAGCCATGCCTCCGACTGCGCCGTGCACAACGAGCCCGCCATGCCGGCCGGGCCGTGCGACTGCGCCACCCGCGTGCCTGGCGCGGTGATCGAATCCAAGGCCTATGCCGACGGCACAACAGCCACCGGCCCAGGCCCTCTGCCCGACCTCTCTCCGGCTGAGCAGTCCATCGAAGACGAGATCCAGGCCAAGGGCAAGACCGCGGCACGGGTCACCCCGGATGACATCCAGCGAGAGATCGTCGGCGAGCACTACTTCACAGCGGAGCAGGGCGCGCGTCATCCCGATGCGCAGAACCCGCTGGACTTCGGTGATATCCCCGGGAACTTGGGCCTGTTGACCTTCTGCGTGCTCCGCCTGCGCAACGGCTTCACTGTGACAGGCGAAAGCGCGTGCGCCAGCCCCGAGAACTTCGACGCTGAGATCGGCCGCCGCATCGCGCGCGAGAACGCCGTGCAGAAGATCTGGCCGCTGCTGGGCTTCCGGCTGCGCGACAAGCTGGCGGCAGGCTCCTAAGCCGCAGGCGCCGGGTCAGCCGGCGCTATCGAGACCACCGTTCCGTCGATTGCGACCATTTCGCCTTTCGTCGCGGGGTCAGCTTCGAGTGGCACGCCCCACATCAGGCCCGGGTGCTCGCCCTTATGCATCACATAGTCCAGGTGGTAGAGCTCCTCAGGCGGCAACCTGAAGCGCTGCGGGTACTTGTCGCTGCCGTGGGCTTTCCAGTGGCCCTGAAAGCCCTCCACGACGCGCTTGTGGACTGTGTGCTTTGGGTGATTGGGATCGATCATGGGCGGCATTGTGCCCGTGACCCGAATCAGAACGGCGCAGGCGAGCGGATCACGCTGACAGGCCCGAAGCCGCGGTACACGACATTGCCCTCCGGGTCCAGGACGATGGACCACCATGGAGCCGTGTGCACAACCCGGTAGCACTCCGGGGCCAGCGGGAGGATCTCCTGCCCACAGACCGCCGCCCAGCCCGATGGCCATACCACTGTGGGGTGCAGGCAGTTCAGCGGGTCGTCATCTTCATACATGGTGGTTCGCCAGAATCTGGACCGGCCCCAGGCCGCTGTATACCAGCGCGCCGCCCGGCCCGCGCACTTCAAACCATCCGGGGTGCGCTTCCACTATCCGATAGGCCTCTGGCGGGGCTGGCAGCGGCTCAATCTCAGGCACGCCGAACCATTCGGGCATGCGGAGCAGGGCGAATTTCTGGGTTGCTTGAGGGGTGATCATCTGGACCTCCTGGAGATCGGGTTTGCATAATAACTGTACATTCATACAGTGAAAATGTCATGACCCAGGATTCAGCAGGATTGGCAGATCTGCCGGGCCGATATCGCTCAGAGGGCTGCGCGCCCGGCAGCGAGCAGGAGCGCAAGGGCCAAGTCGAGGCCGGCTGGCGCACGACCATGCTGCGTTTGCGCTTTTGTGGCGTCTACCTGTCCGTGCCGATGTTGCGTGACATCCGCCGCGTCACGGGCCTGCTGGTCACGACCAGAGGAGGGTATGGCGATGATCGCGTGGAAATCATTGATCCCGGATCGGGGGATCAGCTCACGAGAGGGATGACCCAGGTGGAAATGCTGCGAATGCGCGAGGACGGGTCCATGCTGCTGCGCGGCCAAGAATGGGATGAAGGGGGCCTGCGGCGGTGGAACCAGACTTGGCTGTGCTGTCCGGACGCTGCCGGCATTGATCCGGCGCTGCAGCTGATGCAAAGCTGGCTTGGAGGGCAGTACGCTGCGGCCAAGGCTGCAATCGAGCGGCCCACCAAGAGGTGGCCCTATGTGTAATCGCTACACCCCGCCGGAAGAGATAGAGATCGAGCGTGCCTTCGCGCTGGGACGCCAAGCGCCGAACAGGTGGTGGAAGCCGCACGTCACGCCGCTGGCCCTGGGTCCGTACGTCAAGCCCGGCGGCGAGTTGGAGGTGGGGCAGTGGGGCATGATCCCGCGCAGCGCTCCCACGCGCCGGCCGACTACCCGCGACGGGACGCCCATGAGCACGAACAACGCGCGGCGCGAGACGTTGGCCAAGTCCTGGACGTTTGCGCCGGCATGGCGCGCCGGTCAGCGGTGCCTCATCCCCGTGACGTCGTGGGTGGAGCCGTATTGGGGCCTAGGATCGCGCAATGTGTGGTGGTCGTTCCGGCGCGCGGACGGGCAACCAGCGGCTCTTGCCGGCCTGTACAGCGAATGGACGGACCCGGAGACGGGCGAGCTGGTGCCGAACTACACGATGATCACGCAGCCTGCTGACGGGCACCCAGTGCTCTCGCTGATGCACCGGCCGGGAAAAGAAAAGCGCGGGGTCGTGATGCTGGAGCCTGGCGACTGGGATGCCTGGCTGCACGGCACGGCCGCCCAGGCCGACGTGCTGATTAAGCTGCCGCCGCTGGGAGCGTTGCGGAGCGGGGCAGAGAAGCCTGAGGAAGAGGGCCTGCTTCCAGCCGAGCAGCTGCTCGCTCTAAAAGCTGGGGAATAAGCAGAAGCAGAACCCGCTCCCCGCTGAATGCGGTGTAGGTTCTGGTGTAGCTTTTAGAGAATATTCTGATAATCAGAGGGAGAAGGCTTCTTCAAGAATGATGATGTTCATTGCCTGTGAATCTCTCATAAGCCTTTGATTTATCTCCGGGTTGCCGCGCAAGAGGTTGTCGGCAAATGTTCTGATCCGCTTTTGCGCTTTGCCCTGGGCATCATCAACGCCTACCTGAACCGGCCTGCCTGACTATTGTGTGACGCTTGCGCAGCCAGGGCCCCGAGGCCCGACGGTCACATTGTCGTTCAAGCAGCCCCGGGCTTGAGGCTGAAGGCTTCGGCCCGCGCCAGATCGCGCAGCCATGGTTACACAAGCCGCGCAGATGCCAGCAAGCCCTGGCAGGTGAAGCCGCTCACTGGCACGCTCTGTCGCCCGCGCAGCTGTATCAGCGAATTACACCCTGCAACGCCTTGCGGACCCCTGGTCGGACGGGACTTGGGGGTTGCCACCTGCCGGCGAAGCCGGTGAAGGCCGAGAGTGTGATGGACCGCGCTCAGTCGCACTCAATCATGGTTCCACCCAGTATTCGGCAGCTCCGCCCTTGACTGTCACTGATGAATTGGCCGTTGCGGTTGTAGATTCCGCCATTGCTGTCGTAGCAAAGTGCACCATTGCAACTGGATAGAGGAACAGGATGGGCCGCCCGCGGTGTGAAAACCGGCTTCGGTGGTTCCTGCATCAGCGGCGTATTGGAGCCGCATGCAGCATTGACGCTGGTGATTGCTGCATTGGTGCGTATCCGTTTTTCATCCAGGGAAAGGGTGCGAATGCTGGATACGAATTCCAGCTCCTTGCGCGCCTCCTTGCACTGGGAGGATGCGCCGAGCTGCTCCGGTGCAGGAGCATTCGCCTTGCGGGCCTGCTGTTCGATGACGCGCTGCTGGCTCTCGATCTGGCGCTGCTGCATTTCGTTCATCTGGCGCTGCTGCTTTCGCTCATTGGCCTCTGCGGCCTCGGCCCGTTCGCGGTAGATTTCATCGTCCGATTTTTTGCGCTGTATCAGTGCGCCGGATTGGTCGCTGCTGCAGGGGCTGTCTGAAAAAATCAGTTTTCCAGAAACATCCTTGCATTGATAGACCTGGGCGGCGGCAGGTAAAGCCAGAAATGTCGCAACGATTGTCAGAGTCAATAGGCGCAT